GGTTCGGTTGCCTGGTTCACCCCATCTTTTTAGGAGAGCATCACCATGGCAACCGTAACCCCGGGCGCAGTCTATCCGATCAACGCTGGCGGCTTCAACAGCCCGGCCGGTCAAGTCGCCTACGGCGGCACGGCTTACAGCGGCACCTTCATCCCGGCGCTCTGGTCCGGCAAGCTCGCGCAGAAGTTTTATGCAGCCACTGTATTCGGCGAAATCGCGAATACGGACTGGCAGGGTGATATCAGCCAGATGGGCGACACGGTGATCATCAACACGATCCCGACGATCAACATCTACAACTACTCGGTCGGCCAGTCGCTGAATTACGACGTGCCGGCGCCGTCGACGATCACGCTGCAGATCAACAAGGGCAAGTACTTCGGCGTCAACGTCAACAACGTCCTCGAGCTTCAGTCGAAGCCGAAGCTGATGGACATGTTCACCAACGACGCGTCGATGCAGATGAAGATCACGATCGACAAGGACGTCCTCGGCGGCACGTTCAACGGCGGATCGGCGACCAACATGGGCGCAACGGCCGGCAAGATCTCGGGCGCGTACAACCTCGGCACCGACACGGCGCCGGTGTCCCTGACCGCGGCGAACATCCTGCAGATGATCACGTCGCTCTCGAGCGTGCTCGACGAAGCGAACGTGCCGGAAACGGACCGCTGGCTGATCCTCACGCCGACCGAGCGTCAGCTGTTGATGCAATCGAACCTGGCGCAGGCCCAGTTCATGGGCGACGGCCAGTCGATCCTGCGTAACGGCCGCATCGGCCAGATCGACCGCTTCACGGTCTACGTCTCGAACCTCACACCGCGCGCGGCTGCGGCTCAGAACTGGACGGGCGGCGCAGCGGGTGGCACGGCCAAGCGCCACGCGATCATCGCAGGCCACAAGTCGGCGATCAGCTTCGCCTCGCAGATCGCGAAGGTCGAGTCGCTCCAGAACCCGAACGACTTCGGCAACCTGGTCCGCGGCCTGAACATCTACGGCTACGGCGTGACGCAACCGGACTCGCTCGCGACGCTCGTCGCAGCGGGCTAATTCGGCGGCCCGGGGCAACCCGGGCTTCTTCACGCACAGGAGTAGAGATGACTTACGAAAACAAGCTGGTCCAGGCCGGCATCTGGGACAGCACGGCGAAGACGCTCGCCGGCGGCGATATGGGCTCCGCGCTCATCGCCACGGGCACGACCCAGGCCACGGCCCTGCCGATCGTCAACGACATCAACATGTTCGCGACGGTGGCGGCGAGCTCGGGCGCGGTCCTGCCGAGCTTCGGTTCGGCGTTCGTCACCGTGTTCAATGGCGGCGCCAACTCGCTCGCGGTATATCCGCCGGTGGGTGGCACGGTCAACGGTGCATCGGTGAACACCGCGTTCGCAGTCGCCGCGGGAAAGAGCACCACGTTCATGTCGCCGGACGGCGTCACGTGGGTCGCGCAGCACTCGGCGTAATCACGTAGCGCACCTGCCTCCTGGTGGGTGCGCGCGTTCTTCTGAATGAGCATATGGGCACCATCACCTGCAAGCAGATCATCGACAAAGTCGCCACCCAGCTGCTGGATAACACCAACACCCGCTGGACGCGCATCGAACTGCTCGGCTGGTTGAACGATGGGCAGCGCGCCATTGTGCTGATTCAGGCGAATGCCTCCTCCATCACCACGACGCTGCAGCTGGTGCAGGGATCGCGCCAGCAGCTGCCGGCCGACGCACACCTGCTGCTAGACATCTACCGCAACATGGGCCCCACCGGCGTCTCGCCGGGCCGCGCGGTGCGTCTGGTCTCGCGTACGGTGGTCGACGCGCAGGACCCGTATTGGCACACCATGACGGGCGCCGCGGTCGTGCAGAACTACATCTACGACGTGCAGGACGCGCAGGCGTTCTACGTCTACCCCCCGTCGAACGGCAACAACACGATAGAGCTCAATTACTCGCGCGTGCCTGTCGACATCACCGACGAAGCCAAGCCAATCGTCATCAACGACGTGCTGCAGACCGCGCTCGTGGATTACATCCTCTACCGCGCGTGCGCGAAGGATGCCGAGTTCGCTGGCACCCAGCAGGCCGCCCAGTACCTGTCGACTTTTATGGCGCAGATGGGCAAGGAGGCCGAGCAGGAGGCGGTGAACAACGTCAACCAGCAGCTGGGCAAGGGTAACGCCCAGCCCGTTCCGGGAGCTAACTCGTGAGCGAACAGTACGGCTACACGGTCGGCTACGAGAAATTCCTCAACGAGGTCACGCCGTTCGTGCCGAACGTGCCTGAGTTCGTGGCGATCAACGCCATCCGCAACGCGTGCATCGAGTTCTGCAACGAGACGCGCTATGTCCAGGTCGACGCTGACCCGTTCACCGGCGTGAAGGACGTGCCGAACTACCAGATCGACACGCCCCCCGACACCGCGTTTCTCGACGTGGTCGAGGGCTGGTACAACAACCTGCTGCTCATCCCGAAGTCGGTCGACGAGCTCGCCTCGATCTATCGCTCGCTTGACTGGCGCACGCTCGACGGCACGCCGGCGTACATCACGCGCGTGATCCAGCCCGAGATCATCCTCGTGCCAATGCCCAGCGTCACGCTCCCGAATGCGCTCACCTTGCGCATTGCGCTTTCGCCCACGCGCGACAGCACGACGATTCAGGGCCGGGTGTGGGAGCACTACGCCGAGACGATCGGCAAGGGTGCCCGCGCGCGCCTCTATATGACCCCCGGCCAGCCGTACTCGAACCCCAGCCTCGGGATGCAGGTGCGACGAGAGTTCATGCTCGAGATGTCACGCGCCCGCAGGAAGATGGAGAAGGGCCTGGGCCGCGCGGATCTACGCATTCAATTCACGGGGTTCGTATGAGCACCATCGCAACTATCGACCTGACGCAGGGCGACAACCTGCCACTCGTGACCTGCACGCTGACCGACACATCAAACGGCTTCCCGATTGACGTGTCGGCCGCCGCCGTCACGGTCTACTTCCGCCCGGTCGGCGCGATAGCCAACCCGGACGGCACGCCCGCGGGCACGCCGCTCCTTTGCACGAATGTGAACAACGGCACCGATGGCGTCGTGTCGTTCTATTTCGCGGGCGACTGCACGAAAGTTCCTCCAGGACTCTACGAAGGGCTCGTGCAGATCATGCAGCCGGGGTCGCTGCGCATGACCGTGAAAGACAAGTTCTCCTTCCGCGTGAGGCCCGCATGACGGCGCCGACGCAGCATAAGTACGTCGAGGCCGGCGCGACCTGCGTAGCGCAACCGCATGCAGCCGCTGCTGTGGCGACGTACGAGAAGGTCGTATGCACCGCACAAGTTGTGCAGATGAGCGCGGCCGACGAGCTCGCGTTCCTCGCCACCCATTTCTGAGGAGTCGTTCATGGCATTACCCGGCACGATGGAGCAGGCAGTCCTGAATCACATTCTGGGTGTCTCCACGCTCACGAAACCTACCACGGTCTATATGGCCGCGTTCACGACCACGCCAACGCTGCCGGGCAATACCGGCGGCGTCGAAGTCTCGGGCGGCTCGTACGCGCGCCAGGCGGTCACCTTCACGGTCTCCGGCACAGGCCCGGCGGTCGCCTCCAACGGCGCCGTGACGTTCCCGACTGCCACGGCGTCGTGGGGCACCATCGTTGGTGTCGGTATCTATGACGCGGTCTCGGGCGGCAACCTGATCGACGCGGGCGCGCTCGCTGCGTCCAAGGCGATTGGCACGAGTGACGTGTTCGCAGTGCCGGCGGGCAGCTACACGCTCTCGCTCACGTAATCGACAATGGGCACGCTCACCGGCTCGAACACGATTCTAGCCGGCACCGAGGTCTTTAATCTCTCGTCGCCGGCGCAGACTGACTGGATTCAGTTCCCGCAGTCAGCGACCGCCGTGAACCGGAGGTCGGGCGGTGGCTCGACCATTGGACTGCCGACGCTGGTCGGCTCGGGCCTGACGTGGACCGGCTACACGGACGGTCCGACGATGACGTGGACCGATGGCACACCCACGGCCTCGGCGACGGCGCTTGCGGGCGGTGTCTACGCCGACACCATGACAGGCACCGGGCAGGGTATCCAGATCGTCGCGCCTGCTGACACGACCAGCCGCACGCTCACGATCTACTGGGCGATGTACTCCGGGCAGGGCACGCTCACCGCGACGCTCTCGGACGGCAGCGCAACAGCCTACACGGTATCGCCCACGGCGACCGGCGCGGGCAACGAGAAGTTCTACAGCACGACGATCACGTATGCGGCGAACTCGGCATCGCAGACACTGACGATCAAGATGCTGCTCACGACGACGCAGAGCACGTCGTGGAACGTCATGCTGCACGCGGTGAAGTATCTTGCTGCGGCCGGAGGTGGCACAACGCAGAACGGCTCGTACTCGGGCAGCGCATCGCTCACGTCATCGGCAGCCGGCTCCGCGCGCCGCGCAGGATCACGCGTCTCGAGCGCGACGCTTACATCATTGGCCGCCGGCCGCGCGCAGCGCTACGGGCAGGTGACGAGCACCGCGACCCTGGCGGATCACATCGCACTGGGCCCGACGACCTACACGGGCAGCACGGCGAGCACGGTAACCCTCACCTCGTCGGCCGCCGGCGTGCGCATGATCTATGGCGCGGTGGCGAGTGTGCTCGCCTCGAGCTCGGCGGCCTCCGCCACCCTTCGCGCAGCGGGCGCGACCATGAGCACGGCGACACTTTCTAGCCGCGCCACGGGCTATGTGCGCTCGACGCAGACCGCGCGCGGCACGGTGCTGGTGAAGGTGACGGCAACGTTTGTGCAGCTGGGCGCCTACATCGCGCCGAATCCGTCCGCCCTCTATGAGCGGGTGCCGGTGGTCGACGCGACAGCGTTTAACTTCTCCACCGGTTTCCAGGATACGTCGGCTGCGGTCGACGCCCTTGCGCTGGCGGCTGGGAAACCCTTCTCTGACACGGTCTCCATCACCGACGATGTCGCCTTCGCAAAAGGCCCTGCGCTATACGACAATGTACCAATTAACGACTCGATTGCGTTAGCAGGTACAAAGGCGTTAGTTGACACATCGACGGCAGTTGACCAGGTGACGTTCGCCGCCACGCGTGCGCTCACGGACACCGTTGCCGCGCTCGACAGTGTGGTGATGACGTCTGCGACCGCGCTTGCCGACGCTGTCGCCGCACTCGACAGCGTGGCGTTCACGTTCTTTTCGCCGACCACCGTCGACGGCCGCGCGCTCAACGCCGCACCACTCAATTGAGGATAGATATGCACGACACCCTGAGAATCACCGGCCGCGTCCATGCGGTGCTGTACGGCCCGGATGGCGAGGTCAAGGAAGCGCGCGAGATGCCCAACGCGGTGGTCAACGCCGGCCGCACGTGGCTGCTCAACATGGCCTCGCAGGCATCACCCCCGACCAAGATGGGCTACATAGCGCTAGGCACCGGCGCGACCGCCCCGACCACGTCCGACACGGCGCTGCAGACCGAGATGGCGGGCTCGCGCACGGCCACGACCAACAACGGTGCGGTCGCAGGCCAGTCGATCGTCTTCACCTGCACGTTCAACCCGGGCGTGGCTACCGGGTCGCTCACCGAGGCCGGCATTTTCAACGCGAGCTCAGGCGGCACGATGCTCGCGCGCGTGACGTTCGGCACGCTCACCAAGAACGCCGCCGACACGCTGACGATCACCTGGACCGTCACGCTCAACTAAGGAGAACAAAATGAGTGTGAAGGTAGCCAATAACGCGTCGACGTCGCTCGCCGCGTCGATCGCGTCGAGTGACCTTGCGATCACTGTCAACCCTGGCACCGGCGGGATCTTCCCGTCCGTCACGGCGGGCTCGGGCGACTACTTCTATGGCACGCTGCAGAACGCGAGCGGCGCTGTCGAGGTTGTGAAGGTCACGAACCGCACGGGCGACACGCTCACGGTAACGCGAGGCGTGGACAACACGACTGCATCGGTGTGGAGCGTAGGCGACAAGTTCGAGATCCGCCCGGTCGCGGCGCTTTTCAACGACAAGCTGGATGTTGCCGACGCGGCCGCGGCGTACACGCCGCTCGCCTCGATCGCGCCGTTCACGGGCAAGAACCGGATTATCAACGGAGACATGCGGGTCCAGCAACGTGCAGCCCTGTCAATCACTGCAGTAACTTCAGGGTTTGGTGTGTGTGATCGATGGAAGGGCTCTAACTCAGCACCTTCAGGAGCTTTTACCTTAAGTGTTGTCAATAACGCAGATATCAACGGTGTTATTAAGCCGTTTGCCTTAGCGTCTGTTACCAGCGCGTTCCCTGCATCCTTCAGTGGGACTAATTCGGCAATCCCGTTCTGGCAGATTATTGAAGGCCTTAACTCTTACGATCTGATCGGCCAGCAGTTCACTGTGAGCTTTACGGTTCGCGGTAATGTCCCCGGCACCTACGGTGTTGGGCTGAGGGATAGTGGCTCATCGTATTCGGTTGTAAAGACCTTCACGCTCAATGCTGCGAGTACGCCGCAATACGTTTCGTTGACGTTCCCGGCAGTCCCTAGTGGCGCAGCCCTGCCTATCTCAAACGGAATAGGTTTGGGCTTGTTTATTGGTGCTGTCGGTGGTCCAAGCGTTTCCACATCGACATACAACACTTGGCAAGCTGGCAACACCTATTGCGCAGCTTCAGCAACCAATTGGCTGTCCGGTGGTAGTGGCGTTCTTAACATCACGGATGTACAGCTTGAAGCAGGTACCATAGCAACCCCCTTCGAACGCCGTACGTATGGTCAGGAACTCGCGTTGTGTCAGCGGTATTACGAACTGAGAAGTATTGGTCTTACCAACGGGGCAATATCTGCTTCGGGCTTATCATTAGGTGGTATATGGAATTTCGCTGTGGAGAAGCGTGCCATCCCGACCGTAGCCATGCTCTATGACAATGGGGTTGTCTCATTTCCATCAGGGGCAGCAAATTTTTACTCTATAACTACGAACGGGCTTGGTGCATACAAGGTAAGCACAGGAGCAAACGTGAATGCCAACTGGTATCAAAGCATCTCGGCTAACGCGGAACTCTAAACGATGACCTACACAATCAATCAATTCGGGAGCATCGTTCGGGATTCGGATGGTGCGTTTATCCCGAGCGATCCCGCCAACACCGACTACGCCGCCTACCTCGACTGGGTGGCCGTGGGCAACAAGCCCACGACGCCCACACTATCACTCGCGCAGGCGCAGGCCAACCAGATCTCCGTGCTCTCGAGCGCCTGCCAGAACGCGATCTACGCAGGCTTCACGTCGACGGCGCTCGGCGCGGAGTACCACTACCCGTTCCTCGACAAGGACCAGAGCAACCTGGTCTCGTCGGTGACGGCATCACTGCTGCCGGGCGTGGACACGTCGTGGGCGACGCCGTTCTGGTGCGCGGACTCTGCCGGCGTCTGGGCGTTTCGCCTGCACACCGCCGCGCAGATCCAGCGCGTGGGTATGGACGCGATGGTCACGAAGCTCAATGCGATCCAGCGCAACAACGACCTCTGCGCGGCGGTCAACGCAGCGACCACTGTCGCCCAGGTGCAGGCGATCACATGGTGATGGCATACATCTGGAACGTGCTGATCGCGCTCGACCAGCTGCTCAACACGCTCGCCGGCGGCGACCCGGACGAGACGATCTCGAGCCGCGCGGACAAGGCGATGCGCGCTGGCAAGCGCTGGGGGTGTGTGCTCTGCAAGCTGCTCAGCTACGTGCAGAAGGACCACTGTCAGAAGTCGCTCGAGCCCGACGCCGGCGCGCGGGCGATCATCAAGGACGATTGACATGAGTGTAAAGACGACGAACAACGCCTTCGCCACGCTCGCCGCGGACATCGCTGCTGTGCAGAACGTGGTGACGGTGACGGCGGGGCAGGGTGGGCGCTTCCCGACGCTCAGCGCAGCGGATTACTTCTATGCGACGCTGGTGAACGCGCTGAACCAGACCGAGATCGTGAAGGTCACGCAGCGCACCGGCGACACGATGACGGTCGTGCGCGCCACGTCGCCGATCGCATTCAGCGCGGGGGACCGGTTCGAGCTCCGTCCGACTGCTGAGTTGTTCAACGATAAGGCGGATACGGCCGACGTCGCCACGGCCTACTACAACAAGACTCAGGCGGATTCGGCGTACCTGAACAAGAACACCGGCGGCACGGTCACTGGCTACCTGGCGGTGCAATATAACTCGCCGCAGATCCAATTCAACGACACTGCCACAGCCGCCCCCGGCGGCCGCTGGCGCTGGACGTCGGGTGGCGGCAACATGGTCCTGCAGCGCAACACCGCCGGCGCGGGGGATTATTCGACGGCCACATCGCCGGTGTATTTCAGGTCCGATGATGTAGGTGTGTTCCTGAAGCGCCCGATATTCAATGGCGCAACGCCATGGGACACCGCCAACGTCACGCCGCTCGACAAGAACCTCGGCGGCGTGGTGGGCGGAGCGATGCAGTTCAACTCGGGTGTGACCGTCCTTGGCTACACGCAGGTCAACAACAACGTGGGCGTCACAGGCACGTTGACGGCCAACAACAGCGTCAACAGCACCAACGGCGCGTACTACTTCCAGGGTGACTATGGCCGGAGCATCACCCAGTCCAGCGGCAATCTGTCGATCAACGGCTTCGGTGAAGCCTACATCAACGGCTTCCGCATGTTGCATACAGGTAACGGCAACAGCGACCTCGTGAACAACATGGGGTATCTCACCTCGATCGCCGTCGCCGCGCCGCGCATTACCGGCACCGACAACGGCGTGGGCTTCGCGATTACCGGGCTGGAGCAGGTGGATGCGCGCACGGTGCGCCTAGTAGGGCAGTACATCGTACCGGACTACTCAAGTGGCGGCGGCGGCGGACAGGGAGGTTAACAAACTGGCCTGTATCTGCTAACTTGGGAGCATAAGCTCCCTATTGCTAAGGCATTCCCCCATGTCACCAGAGTACCTTTTTTACGTAGTCGTCCCTGTTGGCATGGCCATCTTTGGCTGGGTCTACAAGAAAACCTCGAAGTTCTTCTCGCGCATCGAGAAGATCGAAAACGAGCACAGTGCGATGCGCGAAAGGCTGTCTGAGGACTACATCAAGAAGATCGAAGTCCAGCAGATGATGGCGGAGATCAAGCAGACCATCGCGCAGAACCAGATGGCGTTCACCGACGCAGTCAACCACTTGCGTGAAGACATTCGCGCAGCATTCAAACGGAGCATCTAATGGCCCTAACAGCAGCAGAATTCATCGAGAAGTCGGGCGCGGAAGTCGTCTGCGGAAAGCTCATCATCGGCGTGCAAGCTGAGCGCAACGTCATCGGTTCGCTCGAGCCGACGTTCGAATTGAACGAGGAAGGCCAGGCGATCATGGCCGAGCTCGAAGCTGGCATCGCGCCGGTCCAGGCCGTCGAGGACGCACAGGCGAAGAAGGCCGCGCGCTTGCCGCGCAAGGTCGCCGCAGCTGCTGCCGAGCCGACGCCGCCGAGCGCCGCCGAGCTCGCTGCGCAACAAGCCGCAGCCGTGGCGGAAGCCGCTGCGATGGGTTCCTAAGATGAGCGCCTTCGACGATGCCTTCGAGGCGCTGATTGGGGTGGAGAAGGGCTACGTCGTGGATAACGGTGGGCCGACCATGTATGGCGTCACGCAGGCCGTGGCGCGGGCCAACGGCTACACCGGCGACATGCGCAACCTCCCCTTAAGCACCGCGAAGGCGATCGCGAAGGCCAAGTACTGGGACGTCTACCGGTGCGATGAGCTCGATCCGCGGATCGGCTTCCAGGTGTTCGATGCGGCCTACAACGGCGGGTACGTCGTGAAGTGGCTGCAGCAGGCATCGGGCGCAGCGGCAGACGGCAAGTTCGGGCCCGACACCCTCGCGGCGGTGAAGGCCACGGACCCCGACAAACTGATCGCGCGTTTTGACGCGTACCGGCTGCTCTATATGTGCGACCTCGACGTGTGGCCGACCTACGGCCGCGGCTGGGCTCGACGCGTGGCGAACAACATCCTCAAGGGGGAGCAGTGAATATCGCGATTCTCTACGCGCGTGCGCGCGGCTCGGCGGGGTTCCTCATTGGCCTCATGCTGTTTATCGCTGCATGGCTTGTCGTTAGCAAGTTGACCGCCTTCGATGCCGACCACGGCCTCATCAACCTGATGCTGTCGGCCGAGGCATCGGTGTCGCTCGCGTTCTTCGCGATGCTCAGCGACAAGCAGGATGAGCAGCACCGAGCACAAATGGATGCCATGTTGGCGCTGCTGAATGCCATCAAGGCTGAAGAAGACAAGATCCTCGAGGAGGTTGCACATGAGCGGATGGTCTGATGCTATGGGCGTGGTGGCTCGACTGGCCCCGACAATCGCTTCGGTTATCGGAGGACCTCTGGCGGGTGGTGCTGTCACCGCGCTCGAGTCCGTCTTCGGTATCGACGCCAATAAGGATGCCTCGCTCGCAACGCGGCAGGATGCGCTGGCTGCTGCCCTCAGTGGGGCGACGCCTGAGCAGCTTGCCAGCGTACGCAAGGCAGACCAGGACTACGCCGCGCGGATGGCCGAAGCGGGGTTCAAGAACATCGAGACGCTCGCGGGCCTGACTGTGCAGGACACGATCAGCGCGCGCGACATGCTCGTGTCGACGAAGTCGTGGGTGCCGGCCGCGCTCACCGCCGCGCTAACGGTGGGCTTCTTCGGGATGCTCTCCATGCTGATGTTCGTCAACGTCCCTGATGCCAATAAGGCGATCGTGTATGCCTTCACGGGCACCCTCGGCACGGCGTGGCTGGCTGCGGTCCATTTCTGGTTCGGCGAAACGATGTCCTCGAAGTCCAAGGATGACGTGATCGCCAATTCGACGGTCTCGTAATGCCCTCCATCGCTCTCGAAGGCTTCAGCGGCGTCGTCCCGCGCACCGGCCCCGCGCGGCTGGGCGCGATGAACGCGCAGGTCGCGCGCAATGTGAAGCTGCAGTCCGGCGAGCTCCGCCCTTGGCGCAAGCCCGTGCTCGAGTTCAAGCCGACGACCACCGCGCAGGCGATCTACAAGCTCACGGGCCCGAGCAGCCAGTTCCATTGGCTGGAGTTCGCGCAGGACACCGACGTCGTCGGCTCGCCGATGGCCGACGCCAGCGACTACCGGATCTACTACACTGGCGCTGGCATCGCCCCGCGCAAGACCAACTGGTCGCTCGCCACCATGGGCGTCGGCGCCGCACCGATCAGCTACATGGAGATGGGCGTGCCAGCGCCCGGCGGCGCTCCGACGCTCTCCGCCTCGAGCTCGAGCGGCACCGCGGAGTCGCGCGCGTACGTCTACACCTTCGTGAATGTGTTCGGCGCGGTCAATGAAGAGTCGGCCCCGAGCCCAGCGGCCACGGTGACCGTGACGTCCTCGGGCGCAACGGTGACGGTCAGCAACATGGCGGCCCCGCCGGCAGGCAACTACAACTGGCAGTACAAGAACATCTACCGGTCGGTCGCAGGCACCTCCACCGTGAGCTACCAGTTCGTCGCGCAGGTCCCGGCTGGCACGACCAGCTACGTTGATTCGCTCACCGTTACGCAGCTTGGCGCAGTGCTGCCCTCCACTGACTGGGCGCCGCCGCCCGCGACGCTGCAAGGCATCGTCGAGATGCCGAACGGCATGCTCGCGGGCTTCACCGGTAACCAGGTCTGGTTCTGCGAGCCGGGCTACCCGCACGCATGGCCGGTCAAGTACATGCTCACGGTGGAGTATCCGATCGTGGGCCTGGGCGTATTTGGCACGTCCCTGTTCGTCGGCACGCAGAAGAACCCGTACGTCATCACCGGCACGAACCCGTCCGCGATGTCGCAGGAGAAGCTCTCGATCCTGCAGGCGTGCGTATCCAAGCGCTCGATCGTCTCGGACCAGTGGGGCGTGGTGTACGCGTCGCCGAACGGACTCGTGGCGGTCGGCCCCGGCATCCAGGATATCGTCACGCAGAACCTCTACACCCGCGACGAGTGGCAGCCGCTGAACCCGAGCTCGATCATCGGGGCCCTTTACAACAACATGTACCTGGGCTTCTACAACAACGGGCTCGGGCCGATCTCATCGTTCATCTTCACGCGCGCGGATACCCCGCCGCTCACGATGTTCGACTTCGACGCACGGTGCGTGTTCATCGAGCGCTCGACGGGCAACTTCTACGCGCTCTCCAACGCCGACAACACGATCTACCAGCTGGACGCCGACGCGGACAACAACACGATCTTTCAGTGGAAGAGCCGCCAGTACATCCTGCCCGAGCCGCTCTCGTTCGCCGCACTCAAGATCCACGCGGATTACACATATATTTTCGACCCGGTCGCCTACGCCGCCGCGATCAACGCACTCAAGGCCAAGAACCTCGCACTGTGGAATCAGTACGCGGGCACGACGCTGCAGGGGTGCCTGAACGACACGGTGATCGACACCTACAGCATAGACGGCTCAGTGCTGCTCGACGTCCCGCGCATCGCCGAAACGCGCTCGGTGCAGGTGACGGTCTTCTGTGATGGCATCCAGGTGTTCCAGACACAGGCGACCAACAACGAGCCGATCCGTATGCCCGGTGGGTTCAAGGGCCTCGTCTGGGAGGTGATGATCTCGGGTAACGCGCCGGTGCGCAAGGTCGCGCTCGCCACCTCTATCCTGGAGCTCCGCCAAGTATGAGCGCGCCCATCACAAAAACCGCCATCGGCTCGGTCATCACGACGCAGGACTCGAGGATCGGCCCCGTGCTCTCTGCGTTGAAGGATAACGTGGAGATCATCACGGGCGTGCGTAAGGGCGTGCCGGTGCTCACCGCGCTGCCGGTGAACGCCTCGAGCGCGCAGATCATCGCGGCGATTAACGCGATCATCGCGCGCTTGAATTACCAGGGCGTCTGATTCACAAGTTAGCTCATTACTGATATACAGTTAGCAGATGGAACAGCGATTTCTCTACGACGATTCGCGGCTGGTGCCGTGGGCGGCCGCGCAGATCGGCGTGCGATTCCCCGAGGACTCGCACGCGATCGGGATCGAGCGTGATGGAGAGATCGTGGTGTCCGTGGTGTACGACCGGTTCACCGGCAACGACATCTGCATGCACGTGGCGGCCAAGCCCGGCGTGATGTGGGTGAGACGTGTAGCCATGCACAGGTTCTTCGCGTACCCATTCCTGCAGCTGGGCTGTAACCGTGTCACGGGTCTCGTGGCGGCGACTAACCTCACCGCGCGCAAGTTTGACGAGCACATCGGGTTTGTTCAGGAAGGCGTGCTCCGTGAAGGACTGCCCAATGGAGAAGCACTGATCGTGTACGGCATGCTTCGCGCTGAATGCAGATGGATTAACCGATGACTCTTCTCGATCTCAAACGAAAACTCCGCGGACCCGCCTACTGCCCGCAAGGCAAGGGCGGCGGCAGCGCACCCGCGCCCGATCCCGCGATCGGCCAGGCTCAACAGAAGATGGCCGACCTGAGCCAGCAAGAGTTCGACTACTACAAGAACACGCTCGCACCGCAGTACCAGGCGCAGGCCGACAAGGCGTCTTCCCAGATCGACGCGCAGAACTCCACGCTATCGGGCATCGCCGACCAGTACAAGACTAGCCAGCAGCAGTTCGACACGCAGTCGAAGGATTACTACGACATGTACAAGGGTACGTACATGCCGGCGATGCAGGGCATGGTCGATCAGGCCAACGCCTACGACACCGACTCGAACTTCGAGCAGCAGGCTCAGCTGGCGGTGGGCGACGTCAACGACACCTTCAACGCCGCGCGCAACTCGCAGGCGATGCAGATGAAGTCGGTCGGCGTCGATCCGACCTCGGGCGCTTACAACTCCATGTGGAACGCCAACAGCGTGAACCAGGCCGCGCAGCAGGCGGCGGCCGCCTCACGTGCGCGCCAGGCCGCGCAGCAGCTGGGCTGGAACATGAAGACCACCGCGACCTCAATGGGCCAGAACCTGCCGGGCGCCTCGCTCGGTGCGGGCACCGCGGGGCTGAACGCACTCGCTGGCCAGACGGGCACAACGCAACAAACAGTCTCGAACACGCAAACCGCACTAGGTAACACCGAGACCGGTATCTCGAACTCCCAGGGCGCGGCTCAGCAACAGATCAACGCGAACCAGGCTATTGGCAGTCTCGCTAACCAGACCTACGGCACGCAGGTCAACGCATGGCAGGCGCAGCAAGCTGCGGACGCACAGTCGAGCTCCGGCATCGGCGGGCTGGTCGGCACTGTGGCCATGGCCGGCGCGGTGGCATTTTGATTACGACCGCGCTCCAGTTCTCTGGTGGCAAGGACTCCCTTGCCGTTCTCCATCTCATGCGCGCGCACTGGGACAAGCTCGTCGTCTACTGGACGAACACGGGCGACCCTATGCCCGAAACACTCGAGCTCGTAGCGCGCGTACGCGAGATGGTTCCGCACTTCGTGGAGATCCGCGGCGACGTGCAGAAGAGCATCACCGAGCACGGCATTCCGACCGACCTGCTGCCCGCCACGGCGACGCCAATTGGCATCATGGGCGCCGGCCGTGGCGTGAAGATGCAGGACCGTTACTCGTGCTGCTGGCGCGCACTCATGGAGCCTATGCACCGTCGTATGAAAGAGGACGGCATCACCACGCTCATCCGCGGCCAGAAGAACGCCGACGCGCTCAAGGGCCCGCTCAAGAGTGGCGACGAGCTCGAGGGCATCACGTACGTCTACCCGCTCGAGGGATGGAGCGATGAGCAGGTCTTCAACTACCTCACCAGTGAGGTAGTTGAGCTTCCGCGCTTCTACCAGACGATGAAGTCCTCACCTGACTGCCTGAACTGCTCGGCGTGGTGGGGAGAGGGTCGCGCGCAGTACCTGAAGGACAACCACCCGGCCGCGCACGTGCTGTATCAGCAGCGTCTGAAGGCCATCAAGATCGCAGTTGTCGAGCACATCGACGCATTCACGAACGAGGTGCAGTAATGGGGTTCAATTTTGGTGGCTTCGCCGGCGGCCTGAGTAACGGCATGCAGCAGGGCCTGAAGCTCGCACAGGCATACAAGCAGCAGCGCGACCAGCAGGATCTGCAGGACACGCTCAAGGCTATGCCGCAAGTCGGCTCGGATAACGTGGATGCTGGCGCGCAGGACTACGCCGGCCAGGATGGTACCAAGTACGCGCCGGATCAGGTTGACAAGACGGCGATCCGCCAAGGTAGCGTGACGCCGGAGTTCAAGAAGTTCACGCAGGCCGACCAGGACGCCTATGTGAACCGCGCGATCCTGTCGTCCGGTAACCCGGAGCTCGCAGCCAAGTATGGCCTGCAGCGCTCGCAGGGCAATTACTATGGCGCCGAAGCGACAGGCAAGGGTATTGCCAACGACCAGACGCTGCAGCTGCAGCAGCGCGTGACGGATGCCACGAAGAACTTCAATGGCCTCACCACGCAGATCGCTGGTGGCGACCTCCAAGGCGGACAGCAGGGCATTATGCAGCTGGCGGCACAGAATGGTATCAAGTTCGAGGCTGGCCAGAACGGACAGTTGTCGTACCAGGGACATCCGATCGACCTGACGTCACGCGACGGTCAGTTGGCGGTGCTTGGCCAGCTTCATGGCCTTGCGCTCTCCAACGCCTTCGCGAGCTCGGGCACAGTAGCAGGTGCGCAGGCCGGCGCGCAGCTTCAGCACGCTGGTGCTGCCACGACGCAAGCGGGCGCTGCCGCCACGAACGCTGCGACCGAAGCGTCGAAGGCGCCGTCGCAGATTGCGCTCGCCCGCGCGCAGGCAACGAATCAGTACGCAGAAGCGAGCACCGCACCGGCGCGGGCGAATGCCCTTAACGGTCAGGCCAACTACTCGAACGCGGGGGCGAACCACACCACGGCCATGCTGCCGTACGACCAAGGCGAGTCGGCGGCGAAGACCGGCAGCTACACCGCCGATGCAGATTACAAGTCCGCGGAGACCACGGGTCTCGGCTACACCAATGGCGCGCTCAAGAATGTCTCCGAGCTCAAGCCGGAAGACTTCGAGCCAGACGCAAATGGTGTCGTCAAGGCGGATGGTGTCGTCAAGCAGGCAGCGGCGCTCAAGAACGCACCGAGCGTCTACTCGGCCGACAAGTCGACGGACCGCAACACCGACACGATCACCTCGCGCGAGAACATAAGTCAGGCCAACATCCAGTCGAAAGAGAAGATCGCGCAGTGGGGTAACGCCACGAAGGAAGACACCGCGAAGATCCGCGCGGCAGGTAAAGGCGCGGGCCTCGCCGGCGAAAATTGGGTGGAGGATAAGAACGCGTTCGGTCAATGGCATGACACCAAGTCGGGCGCCATTATGAAGATGGACCCGAAGAACCCGAACAAGCCGATCATCATCAAGAAGCCCGATGCTGTCGGCGGTATCCAGACGCGAATGGTACGTGACAATAAGACCGGCACGCTGTCCGCGGCATACGTAGGTAAGGACGGCTTATACGACAACGCCGCTGAAGCCGCCTCGTCGTTCGGTCGCAGTGGCGTAGTGCCAACGAAAGAAAATCCATTCGGCGCAGGGCAGACCGCAGCCCTTCCGAATCTGCCGACGCGTTAAACCAGATACTGTTTAGGGAATAAAAGATGCCGAAGATCACCGACTACGAGGACGTATCGGCTACCGCTGGGCCTAGCGCGCCGTCTGACTCGACCTCGCCTGGCAAGCTCACGGATTACACGGAGATCGGGGACGACGCGCCTCGCGAACAGTCGTGGATCGCCCGGCATACCCCCGACTCGGCGGTGAAGCTCGCGCAGGGCGTACAGGAAGTCGAGCAGTCGATCAAGGGTCTGGGCAACCTCGCCACGGGTGGTGGCACTGGCAAGGCCGACCGTGATCTCCACGCCGCAATCGCCAAGAAGTATGGCGAGCAGGCCGCTGAAGCGCTCGCGCCGATCAAGACGCTTGGCCAGGCCAACAAGGAGCTTGGCCAGGATCTCTCGGCCAAGCTCCAAGCGGACGAGAAGGACATCGAGGACGCGCAGGGCTTCTGGAACACCGCCGGCGCCTACGCGCGCCATCCGATGGCAGCACTCGGCTCGGCCGTCGAAGCCGCGCCTAACCTCGCCGCTGGCGTGGCGCTCGGCCCGGTTGGCGCGGGCGTGCAAGCCGCAGGCACCTCGGCACAGAACGTACTCGACAAGAACCCGGACAATATCGCTGGGGCCTACGAGGCTGCTCCGATCGCTGGCGTCACCACGGCCGCCACGATGGCGCTGGGCTCCAAGTTCCTCACGCCGCTCGCGGGTAAGTTAGCAGCCAAGGTGCCGTTTGTTGGCGACTTCATCCAGAAGGCTACCGCCGGCGCGGTGGACCAAGGCGTGCAGGGCGCAGGTATGGCCACTGGCTCGCAGCTGGGCGAGAACGTCGGCAATGGCGACGCGTGGAACCAGAACCTCGCATCCGCCGCGGGTCATGGCTTCGTCGGCGGTGCTGTCGCCGGCGCTGCGCTGCACCCGATCTTCCATCCGAAGTCCGCGCTCGACGGCGCCAACGAGGGCGTCAAGACTGGCGACCCCGCCGGCGACGCAGCGAACTCGGTGGGCTCCTCGGTGCCGCGCCTGCCGCACGACCCGACCGTGCCGGACCAGAATGCTCCGCGCATCTTCCCCGGCGGTGTGGAAGCGCAGCGCGGTGACTTCGAAGCACGTCAGAAAGCCAACGAAGCACAGGGCGTCAACCCTGTGGCCGACAGCGCGCAGACGCTCGGCTACGGCGCCACCGACGCAGCCGCACCTAACCCCGCGCTCCAGAACATTCACGGCCCTCAGCCGACGCCGATCCAGTCGATCATCGACCAGAACACCGGCGTGGCACGTGCGCCTGTGCAGTCCGACATGAAGGGTGCGCTGGACCAGCCGACGCCGTTCATGATCCACGACCCGCAGACCGGCGTGGAAATCCGCCCGGCGACGCTCGGCGACGTGATTGAGGCATCGCACAACACCGACGATGCCAACGCGCAGAAGCAGGCTGAGATTAAGCAGCAAGGTGGCGTGGCGCTTGCCGAGTCGAAGTTCGGCCCGCGTGGCGACATCATCCACGCTCCTTCGGGCCAGCCGGTGCCGGGCGCGCACGCGTGGGCGGGCGACGAGCACACCACGACCGACGAGTTCAACCGCGCGCAGGCTAAGGTCGCCACGAAGGAGCTCGCCAAGTCCGACGTGCAGCACGACCTCGAGCACGTGTTCGTCGACGCGTGGCGCGAGCATAACCCCATGGATCGGCCAAAGGACGCGGATGGCCTCGGCCCGCACCCGACGCCCAAGGAGCTCGACCAGTTCACCAAGCTGATCGGCGTGGGCGACATCCAGTCGCATGCCGATGCAGTGATGAAGATCGATCTCGCGCTCAAGAAGCTCGAGCGCTCGAAGGCGGAGTCCTCGGACTTCAAACGCGGCGTCCTCAACGAGTGGCGCAAAAAACTCATCGGAGAAAACAATGTCCAAGATGCCAGCAATGCCCGCCCTGAAGGCGGCGAAAGTTCCGCAACCCAAGGCGCCGTCGCTGCCGAAGGCGTCCGCACCGATGCCCAAGGCAATGGCGCCCAAGGCGACGCCGTTCCCCAAGCAGGCAGTGGCGAAGCCCGCCAAGGCACCGATGCCCAAGGCACCGAAGGCACCGGGCTTCAAGAACAACAACCGGCAGATGTACGCGCAGGATCTGCCGAAGCCGGTGAAGTAAGCGAGAGCGAAGCAGCGTGGCAAGCTGCGCTCGCTGAGCCACATGAGCCGACAACTTATTTCTCGGACCGCGTGCCGACCGATGCCGATTGGGACGCCGCGATCAGAGGAGAAGCACCTAAAGCCTACGTCGATGGTCGTCCGCTGGACGCCACGACGCAGAACACTCTCGTCAAGGTCAAGAAACGGAGAAGCATCAATGGCACTGAACAACTTCGCGGACAAGAGCAAGCCCCTGCCGGGGACGTCGCTGGACGATCCGCAGACGTGGGATCGGTATCAGTTCGACCAGCAGGTGAGTTGCGACAATCGGATGGAGTCGAAGCAGGAGCCGCACGAGTCGGCAGCGTACGAAGCGAGGGAGCAGCGGATCGCAGCCCGGCTGGGGATGCCGCTGTACGTGGTGGGCGAGATGCAGCTGGCCGGGCCGAGTCCGGTGCAGAAGGCGAAGAAGTAAGGCGCGACTCCGCGGGCACCATGATGATCACGCCCGGCGGCAAGCCGGTGCGTGGTGAGAAGGACACCCGCGGCGAGATCGAACTGCGCGACCACCACGACTACCCCGAGGTGAAGCCGGTCGGCGGCAAAGAGCCGACCGGCATGAATCGCGCGCAGAACGACGTCGTGGCCTACATGAACGGCGAGATCACGCGATCGGAAATGATTCGTCGCCTGCAGGACCGCGTGCGTGAAAGCGACGGCGCGCTCAAGTACGGGCACGTCAACTCGATCACCCAGCGGACGGGCGCGCTGACGCATGGCGAGATCGAGTCGATCATGCATGGCGATTACAAGTCGCCGTGGGACGCAAAGCCCGCCGAGGCTGCCAAGCAGGAAGCTGGTGAGGAGGTTGCGCACCCGCGCTTCGTTGAGCTTGCCAAGCAACTCTTCCCCGGCAAGAACGCCGCGCGCGACCTGTCGATCTTCGCGGCCGTCCATGATGGCTCGGCGATCGCCGACGTCGCCTCGCAGCATGGCCTGACTGAAGGCCGTATCAGCCAGCTGACGAACGAGGCGTGGCGCAAGCAAAAGGCCGCGGAGATCCCGCAGGCCATGAAGAACATCGGCATGGAGCCGGAGGAGCTCATGAAGCTCTTCCACGATGAGGCTGCCAAGCGTCGCGCTAAAGCAGAAGCCGATGAGGCGCTTGAGCGCGCGGCGGTCGGTGACAAGGCGTACGAGATCCAGCAGGAGCTCGGCTATGGTGAGTCGAGCTTGGCGCCCAACGCCGGCGACCGCCTGGGCCACGCAGAGCTCGACGACATGACGGGCACTGGCACGGTCACGGCCGGCGGCTCGAAGTCGAACGTGGCGGACGGCGGCGACCACGTCACGCAGTGGGCCAAGCTGCGCGAGAAGCAGGAAGATCTCGTGGCGAAGGGCAAGCACGCCGAGGCCGACGCCATCCAGGAGAAGCTCGACGCGCTTGAGGCGCAGATCCGCAAGCGTGGCTTCGAGTCCGAGATGGATGACGAGCACGGCGCCGCGCGCACGGCGTGGGAAAAGCAAGAGCTCCACCAGGAGTCGGGCGTGAAGTTCGATGACCTGCCGAGCTCGCTCAAGGGTGAGTGGCACGACGCGCTCAAGGCTGGCACGGCCAACCGCGACCGCTTCGCCGGCATCGTCGACAAGTACGACAACGGCATGTACGAGTACGACTCGCGCACGTCGCCGGGCTTCAAGGAGATCGCTGAGAACAACGCGGATACGGTGCGCGACACCGAGCGCGAGTACGATCGCCTGGGCATCACGCATGCGCTGGATGCCGCCACGGAATACCACGTCTTCGAGCCACACCAGTTCGATGGCGACGGCTACGCGGTGGCCGATCCGAACGGTGGCATGAAGGTTGGCATCTCACGCGAGGTGTCCGACAACGGTGGCGCACTGCTCGCGCACACGTTGCGCCACGAAGTGGGCCACGTGGTCGACGACATCGGTCACGGTGGTGTCTACTCGATCCAGCCGGAGATGCGCTTCTCGCTCGGCGAGCACGGCTGGGAAGGCAGCGGCGAGGTCGCGCGCGAAGTCGACGCCATGTTCAAGTCGGGCGATCCGCTGCTCGAGGGCCTGTTCGACTACCCGCTGAACCGTGACGCCTATCCGATGTCGCGCAAGCGCCTGCAGGGCGAGGTATTCTCGCAGCTGTGGTCGATGTACACCAATCCGACGTGGCGCGCGAAGCTCGAGCAGTACGCGCCCGCCACGGCCAAGTTCATGAAAGAGGTAGTGGAGAATGTCAAACGCAACCCAGAAGCGCTTCAACATGGCACGGAGTCTCACGCGACAGGCCGCGGCATCGAGTTCGCCGTTCGTGACACCCAAGGGCGCACTGAAGGGGCTGCCCGATCCGAACAAGGTGGACTGGACGAAGGTGGGCGCGGCGAGCCAGCAGAGCCCGCAGACGCCTACGCCAGCCACAGCGACGAGCGACTCCGAGAACTCGCAGCAGCCGCCAACGCGCGCCGAGCCGCCCGCAGCTCAACTCGAGACGCAGAGCAAGCCGCTGCCGCAAGCAGTGAGGGGACTCGACCCACAGGGTTCGATGGCGCTCCCGGACGAGCCGAGCGCGTAATCTCGAAGCTGCCCGAGGCCGCTCAAGGCCCGGTGCGACGCATCTACGACAACCTCGCACATGTCACGGGCGTCGCCGCCAAGGCGATCCGCTTCGGCCACGACCTGGCGAACCTCGCCGAGAAGACCGCTGGCATGAAGACGCCGCGCGAGTACATGGATGCGATCTCGCGCAAGGACGCCTACCGCAACGCGCTCAACGCGCACATCGCGGAGCTCGGCACCGAGGCGTCGAAGCTCAAGCCGAACGAACGCCGCATGGCGGGCGACTACCTCACCGACACCACGATGTGGGGCAAGTGGGGCTATGAGGCCGACTGGAACAAGGGCGTCACGGTGGACCCGTCGACCAAGGCGCGCTTCGACAAGCTGCCCACCAATGTGCAGGAAGTCATCAAGTCGCTCAACAAGGAAGGCGTCGAGCAGCAGCAGCGCGAGTTCGTGGCGCTTAAGGAAGCCTCGCAGCGCGCAGGCGTGGAGATGCCTAAGGGCGTCGAGCCGCGCATGGATGGCCCGTACTTCCCGCTGCGCCGCCACGGTGAGTTCGTCGTCGAGGCCAAGTCGCACGAGTACCTCGCGGCCGAGCGCGACGGCGCGCAGGCACGTCTCACGCAGCTGAAGCAGGACGCCAACCACTATTACTACGGCCACGAGGCATCGCAGGCCCTGGCCAACGAGGTCAAGCGCCAGCTGGACATGAAGTTCGGCAGCCAGAACGTCAAGGCGATGGCGCGCGACAAGTATTACTCTGACACGCACGGCGCGTCGTTCGCGACGGTCGACGCGTGGGCTGAGAAGATCCGCAAGTCGGTGAGCGAGCAGGAGGGCGTCGACCCGGCCGCAGCCGACGACATGGCGAAGATGCTCAAGGAGCTCATGCTCCAGAAGATGGCCGACAACTCGGCGCGCGCCTCAAACCTCAAGCGCGGCAACGTCGTGGGGGTTAAGGGCGAGCAGGCGCTGATGTCGTTCTTCATGAACGGCCAGAACCGCAACCGTATGGTATCCGAGGCCGTCCACGGTGACGCCATCAACAAGGCGCAGGCGGCGATGTCGCGCGAGGTGCGCGAGACGACCGACCCGAAGCTGGCGAAGGAGCGGCAGGACTTCGCCAACGAGTTCGCCGCGCGGCGCATCCAGCAGATGAAGAACGAGCCGTCGCGGGTGATGGACAACCTGCTGCAGTTCAACTCGGTGTGGCGTCTGCTGAGCTCGCCGGCGCACTACCTGCAGTACCTCTCGCAGCCGGTCACCATGGCGCTGCCAATCCTGCAGGGGCGCTATGGCTATGCGCATGGCTGGCGTGAACTCCACAGTGGTTTGCAGGATGCGATCGCGATCGCCAAGTCGTCGTCGTGGGTCAAGCCGGATCTCGCCAAGCACGTGAACAAGGTGGGCGACGAGGTCGGGATGCTGCGTGCGCTGCAGGCCCGGAACATTCTCGAGCACGGCAGCGATCTGGAAGCAGGGCGCCCGGCGGTGTACAGCGACAACGCAGCGTCGGCGGCATTCCATACGGTCACCGGCAAGATGAGCCAGATCCCGCGCACGCTCGAGACGCACAACCGCATCCTCTCGGCGCTGGCGGCCTACCGCCTGGCGTTCAAGGACGCGGAGCGCGCTGGCAAGTCGGCCACCGATGCGCACGATGCGGGCGTGAAGTTCGCCACGGACACGATCATGTCGGCGTACGGCGATTACTCGGCGGCCAACGCACCGCGCGCGCTCGCAAGCGCCAACCCGCTGCTGCGTCTTGCCACCCAGTACAAGAAGTTCCACGTGCTGCACGGCTCGATGGTGGTGAACCTGGCGCGCGAGTCATTCAAGGGGGCGACGCCCGAGGAGCGCGCGATCGCGCAGAAGTCGCTGGCGTTCATGGCTGGCCACTACGGCGTGCTGGCGGGCGCCGCCGGCGTGCCAGGTGCGATGCTGGTGGCGGGGGCGATCAAGAACCTGTTTGGCGATGAGCACGACAAGGCGATGAGCACTGAGTCGTACATCCGTCAGGCGGTGGGTGACTCCACGATTGGCGACTTCCTGACGCACGGTGTGCCAGGGGTGATGGGGGTGAATGCTGAACGGAAAATTGGTGCGGGGGATATTTTCGATCCGCTGGTCAAGCCGCTTGAGATCGCCAGCAGCGTGGCGCACGGGGAGATCCCTACGCGCGCGCAGCTGGGCGATGCGGCTCTGGCGGTGGCTGGCCCGACCGGCGGCACGGCAATCAATATGCTCGGCGGTGTGGGGCAGATGATGAAGGGGGATTGGTACGGTGGCTTGGCGGCCATGATGCCCAAGGGCATTCAGGACGGCCTGAAGGCGTACGGCCTCGCGACCGATGGCTTCGCCGACAAGAAGGGCACGCAGCGCATCGCGCCGGAGAATCTCTCGACAGCTGATATCGCCGCGCAGGCGGTGGGTATCCAGCCGAAGTCGGTGGCGGACGCGCAGCGTGTGGCCAAGGATGAGCAGACCGACGAGGCGCACTACACGTCGAAGTTCAACGAGATGGCCACGCAGTTCCAGCGCGCGCTGAAGGATGGCGACGCCGGCACCATGGCTGACGTGCAGAAGCAATTCGCCGAGACCGCCACGGAGATGAGTCAGAACGGCATGAAGCCGCCGGCTGGCTCGATGCTGTTCCGTGGGCTGGTGAGCGCCGAGAAGCAGAAGCACTGGACGCAGCGTGGCGTGCAAGGCAGCGCGCGCAACTACAACGCGATCCGCAGCCGGCTGCTGGCGGAGGGCCAAGACCCCGACGAGTGATGCAGGGCCGCCTTCGGGCGGCTCTTGTTTACCCTCGTATTGACATAATACCGATGATCAAACTTTGCACGCGACCAGCAACGTGCGCTTGGCACCCGAGGTAGCGAAGACCGGCCCGGCCTCCTGGCTCTTGTCGTGGATCGCGTAACCGCTCGGACAGACCCTGGTGGCCTCCGAGTAGCACTGCGCCCAGTCGCCACCATCGAACCCGTGGTGGCCGCAGTCCACGAGGTACTCCTTGCCCCCTGATGGACCCTGCATCGCCGTGACTTGCGGGCCGCCGCACCCTGCCAGCGCAATGGTAAGCGCCGTGGCGATGATCAGTTTATTGGTTTTCATGGTCATAGACGATTAGTTGCGTGAGTTATCCACAGAAATTGTGGATAAGTTAGGCTACCGCGCGCAGGTGCGAGAGCTTCTCTTCGGGCTTTTCATCGAACAGATCTTTCTGCTTCTCGTTGTTGTATCGGATCAGGACGGCCATGCGCTGGTCGTGGTTGCCCGCGAAGATGATCTCCGGGTTCAGGCGCCACAGCGACCGGCGTGTCTCAGCGATCACGTTGGCTTTCTTCAGGACGGACATCAAGCGTTGCACTGTCGCGCGGCTTGTGTCGGTCGCATCGGCGATCTCGGTGAGCGTGGCGAGCACCTGGTTCTTGTTATCGGCCGCGTCGATCAACCACGCGAGCACCTTCATCTTGGCGTTGCCGACCTCGTCGACAAGGTCGAGGATCTGGGCCATCCAGATTTTTTTGAATCCACGATCACCGACGCTCTTATCCACCACCTGGACGTTCATGATGTCGCCGGTGTCGACGTCGCAGATCTTGCGAACCCCACGGAACTTGGCTGTCATGTCGCTTCTCCTTTAGCACTTCGCGGAGCATACACACGCTACGGCATGTGCGCAACTTGCCTAGCACAATCAGTCCCATTTTTAGTACCAGAAGTGATCTTCCCAGCGAGCACTATCAGGCTCATTTTTGATCACTTCGCGACTCAAAAATGAGACGCAGGGTCTAGTGTTTACGTGGCTCTCCGAGAATTCCCTCTTGATCTAGGTTCTTACGGGTTAGGTTTGCCCGGTTTTTTGTCTCTCTGCCGGTATCGGCAGCCACGCAGCCGGTCCGCCGAGCGGCAGTGGGGTTCACTGCCGGGAGTCGGATCGGAATCACAGACCGTGGAGCTTGCGAAGACGCACCATCTCGCGCTTCGCGCCTTCGATGAGCACCTCGCTCATGTCGAGGTCGGTGTCCTTCGAGAACTCCAGGAGCTCCTCATGCAGCGGGATCGGGATATTGAGGCTGAATTTGCGCGTGTCGACGCGTGGCTTCAGGGACACCCTCTTCCCTTGGCGCTCGGCCGGCGCTGGTTCCACGGGATTGCTGCGCTGCCCGCGCGCTTCTTCCTCGAACTGCTTAAGCGCTGGCGACAGCTGCGGCACTTGGGCGAATGACACATCGCGTGGGCTCATTGAACACCTCCTGGTAGAGCGTTGAAAATTCGTCGATTGCTTTGGCGTTGTCCCGGTTTGCCTTGAGCTCGAGCACGCCCTTCCCTTCGATCGCCGCGTACGCCACGCTCACACGCTCGTATATCTTCACGATCGGATCGTCGAAGCACGCCTTCACCTGCTGCTCGAGCGCGCGTGCGAGCGGGCTGTCAGGCTGCTGCGGATCGAGCGCGTTCATCACCGGGATCACTTTGAACTGCCGCTCAAGTCGGGCAGTCGCGATCAACTTGGCGATGGCCATCAGGCTCCAGACATCGAACTGGCCGATCTTCACCGGGATGATCAGCACGTCGCAGACGTCAACCACATGCACGAGCTCCACGCTGTTGCCACCAGCGCAGTCCACGATGACTGTATCGGCCTGTATGCGGTCGGCTATCAGCGCGCCCTTGATCTCGCCCTGCATGGAGGTCGCACGTATTTCAGGCTCGACGCCCTTATCCGCGCGCGTACCGACCCACATGAAGGCGTAGCGCTCTGGGTCCGTGTCGATGAGCTTGGTGTCGTATCCGCTGGCGGCTCTGCCTGCGGCTAGGTTGGTGGCGATGGTGGTCTTTCCCACCCCGCCCTTGCGTGATGCCACCGCTATCAGCATGTTGCCTCCCGTCGTGAAGTGTCGGTAGGCTAGTGCATGTCGGGGAGAACTTCAAGTTCTACATGAATGAGGAGATCGGTATATACGTATGGATGCACGTCCATACCGCCGTATATACGAAAGCCCCGGCGCGTGGCCGGGGCTGAGGTCAGATGGCTTTAGCCACGTGGTGATTGCTAACCGCCTGTATCTGCGGCAGCAGGTTCGCATCGTCGAGCTTACTCATGTCGAGCAGCACGCAGGGCACGGCGGAGCCAGCGGCGGTCGTACCCCGGGTCAGCGTCATGCGCACGCTGTCGCCCTTGAGCGCGCCGCGCGCGGCGGCCGCACCCAGGACCTCAGACAACTCGATGCGCTCAGTCGTACACCAGTTGCGCACCGCCGGCCGGCTGAGAATCAGGACGTTGTGGAAGCTGTTGTCGGTCTGCTGGTTGCCAATCACGTAGCGCCCGGCGACCTCGTTGTAGATCCGCACCTCTTCCGGCGCCACGCGGCTGCTGGTGTAGTAGCCGTAGGTCGTCAGGATGCGTGGCGCCAGCGCGTTAATCATGCGCGAGAGCGTGTCCTCGAGGTCCACCGTGTTCGTCTCGGCGACCGTCTCCGACATGTCCGTCATCATCGAGATCGCAAACTGCTCAACCGCGTGGTAGTTGAACGCCACGAGTCCGAGGTCACACAGCAGCTGCGCGGCCGCCAGCGTGCAGGCCATGTGCGCGCGGTAGTAGCGCTGGCCAGCCGACGTCAGGTGCTTGGCTGCCACGAGCATCTTGTCGAACACCAGCTGCTCGACGGCCGCCTTGTTCGCCACGAGGTGCTTCACGAACACTTCGCCCGCGTGGCCCGCGTTCATCCCCATCGTGTTCAGCGCCTGAGAGACCTGATTCGGGTCCAGCTGTGGCAGCGCGTACTTGTCGATCGACAGCTGGATGATCCGCATGGCTTCCGCATCCGTGTTGCCACGGTGCTCAGCGAGGCGCTCGTGCAGGTCGGTGTTGGCCGTGACATACGGCGCCATCGCCCACTCGGAGGACTTCGCCAGCCCCACGCCGTTACTGCCCGCCTGCATGCGCGACTTGTCGCGGCCTTCCGAGATGGAGTAGGCCCACTCGGAGAGCTCGGCCGGCTCAATGTCCGTGAACTCGTCGAACAGCAGCGGCATGTTGCCGTGCGTGCCCATGAAGCCGTAGCGCGCGTTGATCGTGGATGACTTGGTATGCGTCATGCGGCTTGCGTCACCAAACGCGTAGAGCGCCGCATTCGCCACGGTCGTCTTGCCGCGCGCGGTACGCCCGCCGGTGATCGCGAACATCACGCCCTTGTAGAGCGTCTCGCCGGAGAAGGGCGTCAGCAGCGACCCGAATGCGTTGGCGAACGCATACTGCAGCGGCTCCATGCCGTCGCGCGCGTAGACGAAGTTCACCGCGTTCACGTAGTTCTCGAGGCTGCCGCGGCGCGCGGGGAACACCACCTCTGACAGCGTCGTGGCGTTTGCGCCCAGGCGCACCTTGCGCACCGAGCCGTCCGTGCCGTAGAGCACGTCGCCCATCAGGAATCCGTCGCGCTCCGGCGTCCAGCCGAAGGCGCGCAGCGTGGAGAGCTCGGCCGCTTCCACCTTGATCTTGTTGATCGACTCACGCACGTACGCCATGATGTGCGTGCCCGAGTCCTTCGTATTCACCGGCATGATTGACCTCTTGCTCAATTCTTTCATTAAGTCACTGGCTGACGCCACCGCCGCCATAGGGATGTCGAACTCGACAATCCCGCCGCGCGGCTGGTGCAGGCGGGCCGATGCGTGGAACGCCTTGTTCTCGTCGATCGCCCAGCCGTAGACGTAGAAGTGCGCCTCGGTGAGCGTGTGCCACTCGAGGTCGCCGTCCTTATTCACCAGATACCGCACAAGCTTCTCGTCGTCCCACTGGAAGCCGTCCGGCTTCTCCGGGATCTCGATCGTCACCGGCGCGGCCGCGGTCGGCAGCTGCACCTGCATCACCTGCGCGGGCGCCGCTTCCGGCATCGTCAGACCCAGCTGGATCGGCGAGGTCTTCTTGAACGTGCCATCGTTCTCCCGGTAGACGCAGCCGTCGCAGCCCTTCGGGTTGTCCGCGAAGAACGCCGCGCACGTGGCGGGCCCTGTGTTCCAGTCGTCGTACTTTTTCTCAGTGGCGTACTCCGAATAGCCCGGCCCCTCGGCACTCCACTCCTGCGCGAGAGCCAGGCCCTCGGTGCAGTGCTTGATGACCCCGAGCGACTTGAACCAGATCGGATACTCGACGCAGCCCTTGGTGTCGCGCATGGCGCGCAGCTGAGCACACTTCTCCGCGATCACCACCGCGGAGGAGGGCGGGCCGTCATACTTGGCGTGCTCAGCCAGCCCGTTTCCCGAGGCAGCGCCCCGAAGAAACGCAGGCACTTCGCTAACTCCAGCCGTCAACGTGCTAACACTGGCGGAGGAAAAAATATCGCGGAACGCTTCGGGCGTCATCTCGCCCTGGCCGGCATACAGCACCTTCACCGGCTTGGGCTCACCCTTTCGGTGCGTGGAGCCCACTGGGCGCAGGATCGAACTCGCGTCCGCCGTGCGCGTGGGGTCAGCCAGCACGCCGTGCTCGGCCAGGGCCGCCTTGAACGCCGAAGCCACCGCGCGCCAGCCGTTCGGGCCAATGTCCTTGGTGAGTGGCCAGTAGCAGTGCAGGCCATTACCCGAGCTCACCATCATCGGCAGCTTGAGCCCCACGTCGTTGCAGAACTTGACGATCGCATCACGCGCGTCGGACTTCTTCGCATAACCCTTGCCGGCGTCCGCCTTGTCCTCGCCGCAGTCGATGTCAATCCAGAACGAGCGCACGCGGTTCAGGTTCTCCGCGACGCGGTAGTACCGTTTCATCTCACCGGGCTTTTTAGGGTCCGGCAGCATGACATGTGCGCCCTTGTAGGACGAGCATGCGTGATAAACCGTGTAGCCCTTCTCGTCGAACCCCTTGATGGTTTTTGCCATGAGCTCCAGCGACGGCATGGCCGTGTGCTGAAGGTAGGGCTTCGCGCCATCGAAGTGTGCGATGAGATACGGGCCGTTCGCAGGCATGATCGCCTGCAGGAACGCCAACGTATCCATGGTCACTCCGGCAGGATGATGCGTTGCTTTTGACGCGCCTCGGCGCCGATGTGGATAGTGCGATCAAGGTGCTCGACGACGACCTTCGTGAGCTCCTTGCATTGGAGCGGGCCCTGCGATGCTTCTACGATGACCTTGCCGATGAGTTCGCCCAGGCCGATGATGACCTCGCCGAAGTTGTACGTACCGGTGGACAGCGCCTCGTTGCAACGGACGACGACGTCCGCCACTTTTTTATGATTGATTTCGATCGACATGAAAAGTCCAGTCAGGAAGTGAACCGGCCCCAGAACGGGGCCGGGTGCTGCGAGGTGCTGTTAGTCGTCGAAGGAGATCGTCGCCAGGTCGGGGATCGCATCGACGTTAATGCTACCAGCGTCGACTTCGACTTGCGAAGCGTCGGTTTCGCTCACGTCCTTGGCGCCTGCCACCGTGAGGTTGCGTTCAGCCGCTTCCACCGCCGCCTCGATCTCCGCATCCTTCACGGCCTTGGTCGGCTGGATTTCCTTCGCCTTGCGTGCTGCCTTCTTGGCGAGGAGATCGGCGAGCGCCTTCTCTTCAGCCTCAGCCTCGAGCTCCTCGGCGGTCTTCTCCGGGGCCTTCGGCTTCGCCACCGGCTTGGTGGCTGCGGGCTTCAGGTGCTCCGGCACGGCGCCGAGCGCGTCGGCCGGCTCGTCAGCGGGGGCTTCCACGGGCGACATGCCAAGGATCGCGTCGACCACTTCGCTATCTGCCACTTCGTTCGCCTGTGCGAACTGCGCTGCGTCCACGAAGCCCACCGGCTCAAACAGCACGCGCGGGGTCGGCGCGTCCTTGTCGAACACCAGCTTGGTGATCACGCCGTTGAGCGGCACGCCGCGCTTCTGGAGCAGCTTGCCGTAGTCGCCGGCCGGCTTGATCGACGCCGGCGGGATACGCAGCAGCATCGGGTCGTCGATGGCGTTGGGTGCTGCGACCGCCATGCGGATCACGTCGTTACACGCCTTGCCCTTGCCCATCGAGCCATCCTGGTTCGACTTCGTGCCGAACTGGTTCTTCTTGCACAGCGCGCAGGTCTTCGACTGGGGCTTCTCTGACTGCGGGTCCGGCTTCATGCCATCGGTGGAGAAGCAGTCCGGCTTGCCAACTTCCGCACCATCCTGGTAGTTGGAGGCATACCAGACCTTGTGCTTGATCGGGCTCGCCTTGACGATCACCACCTCGATGTAGGAGGCCGGGCTATCCGGGTCCTTCGGGTTCATGAGAATGGTCTTCTCGTCGCCTTGCGTGACGGTCCAGTTCTTGCCCTTGATCGACAGCACCTTGAACGAGGAGGTGTGGTGCGCGGCCAGCGCGTTGTCGACCGCTGCGCCCTTCAGGAAGGCCGGGACGTTAGCGTTCGACGCGAAGAGTGCAGGCAGATTGTTAGCCATTTGAGTGAATTCCTGTGTGGGGTTGTAGATTACGCTTGATCGTTGAAGTTAGCAAGTTGTCGCCGATTTACAACTTCGTACGAAAACTGTGGTGTGGCGGACTGGCAGGCCGAGAGAAACAGGTTCGCTTCGGCGGAGTACTGGAAACCAGCCACAACCTCTTCACTATCCTTGTGTCGGACGTACCAGAAGAGGAGGGGGCCTTGTGCTGCTAGGTGGGTCATAGGACGTAGTGGAAGAAAAGCGCTATGAAGCACAGAAAGAACAATCCAGCGTCCTTGCCGAGGAGCGACAGGATCGCTAGAAACCACACAAATCCGGTCATGTGCGCCTCACGTTGACGACTCGCTCCTGGCGCCAGTTAATGCCCGGCGGCAGGTCCTGATGTTCCTCGGCGTACTGCTCGATCGCCGCCTTCGCCGCGCGCACATCGGCCATCGCCCAGTTGTTCTCGTCGGCCTGGATGAAGGCGCGAAACGCTTCCTTGTCGGCCACCGTGGCGCTCGTGCGGGTCGAGACGTACGCGGTGCCCGCGCCGGACTTGACCGACTCGGTGCCCAGCTGGTCGAAGGTCTTCAGCAGCACCGCCTCGATCTGCTCCATGGCGTTGTCGAGCGGCTTGAGCTTCTCCTCCAACTGCTTCTTCATCTCGGCTTTCTTATCGCGGATGGCGATGTACTTCTCGACGAGTTCGTTGAGCTTCATGTCTCACCTCAGTAAGTTGGTTACAACGTGCTAACTTGGGGTCTTGCTGCCAAACCACGCCATCTCCGATTCTGGCTCTGCGCAGGGCAGATGCGCGTGGCCGCCTTGTCTACGTTGTCCGCAATCCACAGCCACTGCTTACCATCCCAGCAGCTGAACATCAGTGTCGGGGTGAACTTCCAATAGTCGAGTTCATACACCTCGAGTTCATACACCCCTTGTCGGACCGGCTTAATGTGCGCTGGATACCACTCAGTCAGTTCCATGTCTCACCTTCGTCAAAAATGCTTTTTCAATTGACCAGCGCGATCGCGAGAGTCGTTGATAAAGCGTGATGTATTTAATGCCGAGACGCTCGGCCCAGTCTTTAATGCACATCGTCTCGCCGTCGTACGTAATAAACCGCCAGTCCTTCTTAACTGGCCGTGTCTTGCTTTTCAATAAGGTCAAGGAGCACTCCTTGTGTGTCGACTTTACCCGCGAGGCGGGCGTAGATACGTCGCTCAACTTTAGATCCAGCTATATGGACAATGACAGAAGTACGCTTCTGGCCCGGGCGGCGCACTCGAGCGTTCGCCTGGACATAGGTATCCGCCGAATTAATTGGTGCGTACCAACACGTCGTCGTGGCCTCAGTCAGCGTCAAGCCATGCGACATGGTGCCGGGGTTCGCCACAATAACGTGGAGTGGATCTTGGGGATCTTGGAAGCGTTGGAAGATAACGTCTCGTTCATCTTTTGACGTGCCTCCATGTACGACTCCAATCTCCCACTTGGTTTTAATGCACTCAGCGATGTGCTCGATGACTCCAGTGAATGGCGCGAAGACCAATACTTTGCCTTCCGACTCCTCAATAACGTCGATGAGTTCATTGACTCGCGGCTGACAGGGTAGCGTCACGCAATCGCCAGCTGCGTCATACGCCACACCACAGGCGATCTGAACCAGCTTCCCAGCCTTGACTGCCTCATTAGCCGCGGTGACTTCGCCGGCCGCGTGCTGCGCGACGAGCTTCTTCATCATCGACTCATAGGCTGCCTTCTGCTCGGACGTAAGTTCGACATCGCGATCCAGTCTAGTCTCTGGCGGCAAGTCCACGCAGTCATCAAGCGAGAATCGAATCGACGGCTGGAGGATTTTATGGACATCATCCAGCGCAGTGGGCTTCGCTCTCCAGGTGTACGGCCCAGTCTGATCCATCGTCCTCTCCTTGAATGCCCGGAAGTACTTCGGCACGTCTGGGTTGGTGGGATTGATCAGCCGCGCCTGGGCCCAGGCATCGGTCACCTCGTTTGGGATAGGGGCGCCAGTCAAACCCATCGCGCGGCGTGGCACCTGCTTGTTGAGTATGGTGTTGAGCGCTTTCCATCTATCCGTGGAGGCGTTGCGCGCCATCGCTACTTCGTCGACGATGACCATGTCGATATCCGGGCGATCTGCCAGCTGCTCAAGGAGGATCTTCGCGCCGTCGATATTAACGACGTAGATGTCGTGCTCGGCAGCCAGGAGTTTCTTTCTCCGTTGAGCACTCCCGTAGAGCACAGCGCACGATAGATGTGGGAAGGACCGAAATACAGTGTCGGCCCATGTACGCTCAAGTGTAGATAGCGGAGCCACAACCAGTGCTCGGCTGACTGCGCGAACTGAGCGAAGGTAGTCGTAGGTCCAGAGGGCACTTGTGGTTTTCCCAGTTCCCATCGAGTTGAGGATGAACGAGCGGGTGTGCTGAGAGGCAAACTCGCAGGTCTTCAGCTGTGCATCAAAAGGCTTATAGGGTCCCGGCCAGTCGTAGTAGAAGCCAATGGGAGAGGGGACGTTCCAGCCTAAGTTGCGCAGCACCGCAGTCTCATCGGGCCGATGAGGGACTGCGACGAGGACTTCTCCCTGGTGTCGAACCAACTTGGCAGTTGGGATGACTTCCAAAATACGGCTGGGATTCTTTAACCTAAATAGCACGCACTTCTTAGGCTGCCAAATTAGCATGTGATTTACTTCTTCTGTTTATTCGGGTTGTAGGAGGCACTGCCTGCCCGCCACCCCCGGTTGGTCTTCTCACTCACGACGCGCTGATTCGATTTACTGTTGGACCCGCCATCAATCAGCGGCTTCTTATGATCGATATCCTTGCCGTCGCCCTTATGTACAACCCCAGCTTTTAGTGCGTGCTGCCGCGCTAAATTACGCGCTTCTCTATTTTTAACCTGCTCCGGCCTCGCCTCGTAGGCGGCATTGTACTTCTTGTCATACTCCGTCGGCTTCCGCGCCATAACTATTTCCTCGTTCCAGTTAGCACTTGTGGATTCTTCGCGACAATCTCTCGAACGCGCGCGTGGTTGTGGCCGAGGTAGCTGCAGATCCACGCGAACGAGCCGAGCTTGAGCTCATCACTGGCGAACCACTCTTTGAGCTTGATCACGCTGAAACCCCCCGCGCGGGTGTCCTTCAAGCCGCGCTCGATATTGTCGACCGCGCTCATGTCGCGGATCGCCTGCAGCAGCACGGCCGCCCAGAGGCGGTTGTATCCCGACTGCTCGGCGCCGACAGCCGGCTCATCCAGTTCCGCAGTGATCATTTCTTCGACCGCTCCCAGTCATCTCGGCAGGTGCGGTCGCACCAGCGGCGCGGCACCACGTCGTTCTGCTCGATTGGCTCGCCGCACTGCAGGCACTCGGCGCTCGGCTCGATCGGTTTATTCTTCGCCACGACCATGGAGATCGCGGCGCGCGTCATGAGTTCTTCCGCCTCGGAGGCGTTATCAATGGTGTCGGCTGACATCTAGCTCGTACTCGTCAAAAAACTGTTTCAACCTGCTAACGTCATCCACAACAAGGATAAGGCCGCCAGCGTTCTTGATCTCGGTGTGGCGGCGCAGCTGCTGCAGCGAAGGTTCACCCTTCGGCGCCTTCGCTTCGATGCCAAAGAACAGGCCCTTCCAGCAGCAGACGAAGTCCGGTATCCCGTGCGTGCCCATCCCATTGGAGACGGGCATATAGTACCACCCAGTCATCGCTTCGGGCTCCTTGCCACCGGCGGGCTGGAACCCGCGGGAGACAAGTTCCTTCTTGATGTCTGCTTTAACACGACCTTCAGGCGTCGAGGCCATCGTCGTCTTCCTCCATCGTGGCAAGCCACAGGCGTTGGGCCAGTTCGCGCTCCAGCGAGGAGTGGCGTTCCGGCTTAAGCATGACATGTGCGATCAAGTCGGCGCACGATACTGCCGTGAATTCGGTCTGCTGCAGGAGATTCATTTTGCTTTGTAGTGTTCGCAATCAGTTACTGGGCACCAGCCGTTACACAACCCGCTAGGCCGAGCGGGCCACTGGTCTTTCTCATAGGCCAATTCGAGACGTCTCACGCGGGGTGTGAACTCCTGCCAGATCACCGGCACCTCGTCCCGCTTGTACGTCTTCTTCTCAACCTTCTTGCTCTTCAACCATATGAACCCAGTCTGCACCGACGATAACTGCGGCCAGTGCGCAAAGGCATACCCCGCATACAACATCAACTGCTCGGACGGCTTGTACTTGCCAGTCTTGTAGTCGACCAAGACGGCGTGGTCTTTGTTGATCACGGTCAAGTCGACATTCCCCCGTGACCACGCTCCCCAGTAATCGCATGCCTGAAAGTTCCTGTCTACTGCTAACTTCTTCTCGACTAACTTGGTTCCGGGCATAGCTGTTAGCGCGTTCGCTATACCTTGCCACTGCGTCATGCCGTCCGGGAGGGGGGTGTGGTCCTCGATGGCCGTTTCAAACGCTTTGTGAACCTTGTCGCCCCATTCGGTTGCCACGGTCGGTTCGAACTTGAACCGCCGCAGCACTGTTTTTGCGTGGTACTGCCGAGGACAGGTTTCGAACCCGTCCAGCTGGCTGTATGTCCACGCCTTCATGTCGGGCATGGTATTTTTTACCTTGTTGGTTGCAAACAGTTACTCAATTGCTGAACGTGTACGGATCATAAACCTTCATTTGGTAATGTCAATCGCTTTTTGAAGTGCCTGCCCCATGACTGTTGTAGGTGTGCTGACAGTAACGGTTCGACGCTTCTTTCGGATGACATGATCCGCGCTCGGCACCTCAGAAAGCATAGCCTGGAGCTCCTGATTTTTCTGGTCCCAGAACTGCTCGATGAAGATCCGGCGATCATCATACGATACTTCGCCGCCATGCTGAGCGATCCACTGTTCGGCACGCCGCTCAACGTACGCGTCGCGCTCCTCGAGCCAGATGGCCTGGACTTCATGGGCGAGGCGGTTGCGCTCATCGAGCCCCAGCTTGGCGCCGGTGCGTCGCTCCTCGAGCTCCACCGCCCAACGGAACCGGCGACGCTGCGCAGCCATATATTGGCGCTGGTACGCGTTGCGGTCCTGATCGCGCTTGAACTCCGCCACCGCGATCAGGTTCTCCATCGCCTGCTCGCTCTGCCGGCCGATCACGAGCAGTTCGTTGAGCACTTCTTCATCTCCTTTATAGGGGAGTGCGCGCGGGCGCTTCACCTCCGTACGCAGTCCGCGGACGCGGTGCGGGAAATAGGTCGTATTTACCAAGTACTCGACAGCAGCCTTGGCGCGCTGTTGGTCATAAGAAATCATGGCTTTATGTATATAGATTGTGACTAATACATACACTATACACACGTTGTGAGAAGTTACAACCGACAGGGTTAATAGGTATGTGCGATATCTCACTTACAGTCGCCATATGTCAGACCATACTCTGCCTCGCAGTTAATAGGTAGACCGTATGCCCATTTAGGGACTTTCCGCATAATCGTTAGCATCAAGTTGACCATCCAGTTAGCTTTATCCTCCGGCACGATGCCGATCACTTCGTCGTGTGTCGACGCGGCGACGCGGTGGCGCTGCCTGGGCGCGTCCAGCGGGCGCAGCTGCTGGTCGATCATAGCCATTTGATTGAAAACGACAATTCGCGCCAACGCCTGCACGATGTTCTCAACTACCTTCGCTCCGTACAGCTTGACCCAGCCGCGCTTGGTCTTGTATTCGAAGCCATCCTTGCCGCGCTTGAGCTCGGGGTAGCGGATCAGCATGCCGTTGGGCAGGTGGATACCATCCTGGTTCCACAAAAGCTCGACGCCGACGCCTACATACCCTTCGTACCCATTGCAAACATCTTTAAGCACGTTGTCGCATTTTTTCCACAGCTTGACGATCTCACCATACTTCTGTCGGTAGGTGTCCACGCAGTGTTTCGCGAACTCTACCCCGCCGTCGACCTTCTCTTTTCGGAAGGTGGTGTCCAGCTTGTCGCCTCCCATCCCAAAACCGAGGCCGAGAATACAGTTGTGCGCGATCACTGGTCCGGAGTCGGTAACGATGACAAACCTATTCCTCGGCCCCGCGTTCGCCAGATCGAAGACGGGCAACCTCTGCCTCGAGCTCTCTGATTCTTCGCTCCAGCGTGGCGAGTTCTCTGCGATTAGCAACGTTCTCCTTTCGCGTGGCGAAGCGGATGTTACCAGGCTCGTATCCTCGGTTGTTGTTCTCTCGGTCCATCTCGAGTTCTGGGTCGTCCCACCCTGGGACGGTTTGGACATACCACAAGAAGGCCGCGCGGTCTCGTCGCCACTCATCGCAGACTGCGATGCCACGTTCACCGTACCCGTGGTACGCACGGTTACCACGGTTGTGGCAGCGCGCGATTGCACTAGAGAGTCGATTGAGCAGTCGAGTTCGATGCTCGTCGTCAGGCATGGCGTTTTTGTAGCACCAGTACCGCTTGGTGCTCGCAGCGATTTTCGCGCAGGCGTTGCACCGCGTGGACCGCCCGGCCTTAAGGCTGTGTCGATCAACCTTTCCTGTCCAGCCACAGACGCATCGGCAAACAGGGTGGAAGCCCGCTGACTTCCCGAGCTTGTTATGGTGGCGCTCCCATCCTGTGATGGTGAGCCAGCCAAAGACAGCGCCGATTGGAAAAGGGAAGGGCTTGTACTGACCTCGCTCCACTCCCGCCATCCATGTTCCGTCAGGATTTCGTGATCCGGTGTCGCGCGGACTCCGGCAAATTCCTTCGTCACCTTCTCCCCTTGGAAGACCACCCCCGAGTGTCGTACCCATTCTTCTCCGTCCCATACCAAATCCGTAGGTTGTACGTCGATGATATCTACGGCACCACGGTTTGTTAATACACGAGTGTTCGCTGCGAAACACGTCTTGCCAACGAAGCCCTGCACCTTATGCTCGGTGTTCTTCTTGCGATCGACGTGGTAGCCGTAGATGTCCGTGGCGAACTCGGAATAGATGTCCGCGCCGGCGGCGAACCGCTCGACAAGGTCGGTCTGACCCGCTAACCATGCCACCACGCGCGCTTCGATCTGCGCGGAGTCGCATGCCACGACGACGTGGCCAGGCGGGGCCTTCATGCTGGCGCGCAGCTTGCCGCCGCGGGTCAGGTTCTGCAGGTTCACCTTGTCGCCGCCGGACGCGCGGCCAGTGTGCGCACCCCAGTAGTGGTAGTAAACAGGCAGCAGCCCGCGCATCTGTATACCCAGGAACGACTCAGCGCGCGTCTCCTCGATGGTGGACTTCACGCCCAGACGGGCGGCGACCACGGCCTGCACCATGGGGTCCTCGTGCTCGAGCAGCGCCTTGAACGCCTCGTCCTGCTTGGAGAACGCGTAGGTGTAGACGGGCTCGCCGCTCGGGTTCTTCGTGGCGTTGTTCGTCTTGGCGACCGATACTTTCATCGGTGGTTCGACGCCCAGGCGATCGAGCACCTCGGCGAACTTGTCGTTGCTCATCAATCCATCAGCGCCACAGAACGCCTCCACCTTCTCGAGCAGCCGCGCCTTCTGCGCCTGCACCTGGTTGCGGTGCTCGATGAGCGTGGTGCGATCGAGCTCGAAGACCGGATCGGTGAACATGCGCAGCATCATGTCGATGATGTAGTGCTCCTGCGGCGTGGAGAACTGCTGCAGGATCTGGTAGAGCAGGGCGGTAAGCTCCACATCGTTTTTGCAGTAGCCGGCGTACGCGGTGAACTCGGCCGGCGTGAAGTCAGACCGGCGCTTACCACGCGCCATCACGACCTCCTTGCCCTTCTCGCTCGTCGTGAACTTCTTGGTGAGCGCGTCGAGCGAGCAGCCCACCGTGTTGCCTGTCACCGGCCGCGCGAGCGACAGGGTGTCGAGGTACATGCCGGGCCGCGCGCCGTAGCGCCACTCGAGGATGGCGCCGTCGAACGCGGCGTGGTGCGCGAGGAACTTCTTGTTGGAGAGGTTCAGGTCGCGCAGCGCCGCGCCGATGTCGGTCGAGTCGACGATGTACGCCGGCTCGTCGTTCACCTTCAGGCCCAACATGATCGCCTCGAACCGCTCGTCGCGGATATATGCCTCGGTGGTGAGACGCGTGAGGCTATAGTCGGTGGCGTAGTACGTCTCGAAGTCGCCGGTTACGATGTCAGTCATAGTTGTTCTCGATTAGCCGCGCGGTGATTAGCGCGATGCATCGCTCGCACAGCCGGCGCTCGTTGTCGTCGCGCGCTATTTCCAGCCGGGCTGTCCACCACTTAAGCTCGTCCTTGTCCTCTTCCTTGGGGGTCATACAGCCGCCCTCTCGAATACTTCGTCGACTGCCTTGGAGAACTCCCGGCGAGTCACCGAATTTTGCATGTCGTCACATAGGCTCAGCCCGACGCCAACCACCTTCAGTTGGTCGCCGGACATCCCCCACTGTTTGAGGAAGTCATGGCGTGCGCCGACATCCTGCATGGCCTGCAGCGCGTCCGCCATGTCCTGCTTAGCGAGCGGGAAGAACTCGTGCGCCAGCGTCAGGCCGATGTTGAGTCGGCAGACCAGCGTGTGCCACGCCTGCTCGCCCGCATCGCCGCGGCGGAACTCCTCGAGGTGCTGGTGCGGCGACATCTGCAGCCACATCGACGCCTCTTTGGTGATGCCGTAGGTCATCGGCAGCGCGAGGCGCACGACGGGCTTGTATTTCTTGCGTGACTTCTTGTTGCCGGGCACGTTACTTCTCCATCCTCAGTGTGGCGATCGCCGCCAGCATCTGCGCGGCGACGTCCTCCAGGTCAGTTGCAATGCGGGTTGTCTGCTTGAGTGGTTTCCCATGGCTCGCGACAACGAGGTGATATCCGTTATCGGTCTGTGTAAGCGTCACGGTCCATGACGGCGCGCGGTCGGGCAGTATCGAGGCCATCGGCGCGGCGATTACGCCGTGCACTCCCATCACTTCTCCAGCGCGAAGGTCACAATACCGGCCTTGGCCTTGTCGAGCGCCTCGTCAAGCTCCGCAGCGATGTATCGCTTGCTGGTACGCAGGTTGTTGTCGTACGGCGTGCCCTGCGATACGTGGACGACATAGCCATCCTCGATCTTCTCGAGGGTGATCGAGAAGCTGCCGTCCGGCTTCTTTGGCGCCTGCCCCGCTTGTATTCCTTGTGCGCCCATGCCGATGCCTGTGCTTGTAAGGATGCTCGGGTTGTAGATTTCAAACGGGGTGCTGGTGATCGACGAGATACTGTTTGCCATCGCGGCTGCCTGTTGGTTCATGGCGCTCTGCGCCTCTCTGTTGGACTTGAAGTAGTTGGCTAGTGCCCCAGCCGATGGGATTAGGCTCACTCATTACCGCCCACGTGCTAACGTGGGCGCCTCGATCTAGTTGATGTCCAAGGACGTGAGCACCTTATTGAAGTGCTCGACGCCTTCCATGTGGCGCGACTGGATACGCGGCTCCACGCCGTGCCCGAGGTAGATGATCAGCACCGAGCGGATGGTGTCGATCGCCGCCTGGAGCATGACATGTGCCTCGCTCTCAGGCTCGACGGCATCCCGGTGCGCCATGGCGCGGTGCATACGGGTGACCGTCTGCGGGATGTTGAGGGGACCCGCTTTCGAAGGGCGCATCGTAGACTCTCTCATTCGGATCAAGCCCCATGTGGAGCATCAGTTGGCAAAGGCGCGACTCGACGCGCGCGAGACGTTTCGTTTCTTCATTGGACACGGAGAATCTCCACATGAGTGTCGGTCTTGCCCACGACGCACGAGTCGGGGCCGAATTTGTTACGGGCGTAGGACTGCGCGTTCGTCTTGAATCGCACGCGGTCTACATCAGCGGGGTAGGCGAGTTGGACCACATCGCCCACCTCCATCCTCTCGATCGGCTCCTGATAGTGGTGCAGGATGCTCGGCCCGACCTTCTTGCGCGGCTTGCCTTCTACGATCGGCTCGCCATACTCGATGCCATCGGACATCTTGATGTGGAACCGGGCGCCGGCGGCTTTCAGGATCATCAGGGCCTTGGCTGCTGCAACTTCTTGAACGTTCATGTCAGTAAGTTCCTTGTTGGTTGGTGAGTTATTTGCTGCGGTTGTTGAGGCGGTCGTGCTTCTTGGAGGTCTCGCGGATGTCGGTGCTATGCGACGGCGTGTACCTGAACTTCGGGTTCGTGATCGGCAGGCTCGGCATCGTCGTCTTCATCGGTGTCATCGTCTTCCTCTTCGTCGTAGATCCCATTGCACTCGAGCGTGTCGGTTACAGCCTCGTCGCTCGTCTGGTACTCGTACTCTTCTTCGAGCTCACCGTAGAGCTCATCCATATAGCCTCGGCAGATCTGCAGCACGTCATCCTGAAAATCGCCGATCTCGGTGCGCATCTGGTCGAGCAACTCCTCCATGGCGAAGTGGCGGATTGGCTCCTCATCTTCGTCGTAGATGTTGTCGATGGCGTCGTCGATGTCGAGATACACCATGTTGCTATGGCTGTACCGGCCGGTGTGGCGCTTGAGTGTGCCCCAGATATCGCCTTCGTCGATGAAGTGCATCACCGACCTGTAGCGCTCACGGAGCTCAGGGTGCGCCTCGAGGAACGGCTTCCACTCGATCGAGCCAGTGAACGACGCACCATCGCCTTGGCAGGAGAAACCGGAGAACTCGGCGTCGATGACGCTGACGTTCAGGCCATACTTCTTGCACTTGCCGTTCGGACCGAACCAGTCCTCATAGACAAAATCCCACCAGTCGTGATCTACGTTGATCTCCCGGTGCTTATCAAGCAGCGATGCGCTGATCGTGCCCATGGCGGATCTCCTTAGCGACACGCATGTTGAGGTCGTCGTACAGCCACTGGCGGACGCGCTTGAAGCCTGCCTGCAGGCAGGTGAGTTGGTTCTCACGCTTGTAATAGTCGAGATGCTCCCAGCCCGCGCGGTAGACCGTGCATGCGTCGGCGTACTGCGGGTCTTCGAAGTTGATGGAGCCGAAGTCTTTGCGGCCGTCCATGCGTTCGAGCGCGGCGATACGCGCCATGGAAGCGGCGATGGCCTTGAGCTTTGCGATACGCATCGAGACCTCGGTTACCGCGGAGCGCGGCAAAGTGTGGATGATGTCGACGCAGATCTCGGGGTTTAGACACACTCCGTTGCGGAACTTCATACCATTGGTGAGGGGCAGGCCATTGAGTCGCGTCGTGGTCTCGAGGCCTGTTGTCTTGCGGTCCGAGGTGACGCTCACGCGCGAGATACACCAGATACGTTCGCGAGTCGTCGGCGAGTCGTACCAGGCGTGGCTGTGCAGCGTCATCATATTGTCCGGCTGGACGATGACGATCAGGTTGCGGTGGAAGTAGATGGCGAAGTCGTTGCCTCGCTTTTCCAGGTCGCAGTTACGCAGGCCGTGGCGTGTGAGCGGTTTGTGCTCGTTGCCCTTGCGACGCGTGTTCCAGATTTCTTCAAGCTGTGAGTAAGTAAACATGCTGTGCCTCAGTTGGGTTGCAAGGATACACCTGCTAACTTCAATTCGACAACTGCTAACGCGATGGCGTCGCCAACAGACAACGCTTCGTCGACTTCGACCGACTTCCACTGCATGCGGTCGAGCGTGATGTTCACGCGGTACTTCGGCCGCCCGGCCTGCTGCGTGACTTCGACCACCTGCACGCCGACTTCAGGGCTTCTTTTGATGCCCATGTTCCATCCTCCATAAGACAAGTTGTGCGACTGCGGCCCGCTTGGCTTCTTCGACTGTGTCTCCAATCCAGCGCCCACCACCGTCCCAGATGTTGATCATGGTGATGCGGTGTGGGTGCGCCACCTCGCGCCAGATGATGACCGCCGCGTTGTGACCTGGCACCGCGCCGAACCATCCATCGCGGCTGATATCCCTATGCCACTCGATCATTTCATCCTCTCCGCTACCCAGGCTGCGAGGGCGGCTTCCTGCGCGGCCTCGAGCGTGGGGTGGGGCTCTGAGATCCCGCTAGTGTGGAGGACGTAGTAGAACTGGCGGTCCAGGTCCTGAACCTCCCAGACCACTGCGCCATCCTCGCCGTTGCCGAGATCAAGCGCCCACTGGTCCGTCGCGCCGTCGATGGTGAAGCCGCACGCGCGCCAGGTCAGCCCATTCTCGCTATCGCTAGGCACCATGCCTTCGCCTCCTCGATCGCGTCGAAATCGCCGTCGTCGACGCCGGTGCCGTTGCTCCGACGCGCACGAGCGTGGTATCCGTCGAAGTCCTTCGCCAACACTATCGCCTGTATGACATCGTGCTCGTCGTACATACGGAAGTGCTTGTCCAGATCATTGTCATACCACCTCATGCTCCCATCCTCACGATCGCTAACACGGCGGCCTTTGCGTCCCCAAGCGAGTCGAACGTTAGTTCCTGTGCACCCCAGTACCACAACGACCAACTACCGATCCGATTGATCTGCTCGATCTTCGTCACCGCGCGCGACCCCTTGTAGAGCCAGAAGACGTCGTTGTTGGTGGTCGCGTACCAGATCCATGGGTCCTCGATGGCCGGCGGGTTAATGCTCGAGTTCGAAGTGCACGGTTTCGCCATAGGGGGCCACCACGTTGGAAGAGATGCACCACACCACCGGCATGCCGGGGTCCGTATCAAAACCAGTAAATCCGTCCGTGAGGAACACCGTCACCGCCGGGTCGATGCCGTGCTCGGCCATGAAGTCGAACGCGGCCGGCATGTGCGTGCCGCCGCCGGAGTAGAACTCCAGCCCGACCGGCTCGCCCTGCTCGAACTCGACGTGCTTCCGGCACTTCGTGTCGACGTAGAGCACGTGGACCTTCTCGGGGTTGCACTGCTCGACGATGCGCGTGAGGTGGCCGTTGTAGTAGGCGAGCTCCGTCTGGTTGATCGAACCGGAGACGTCGACCACGCAGCACAACTCGCCCATCGTCGGGGCCTTGGCCATGCTCGGCAGATACAGGTCGCTCAGCGCGTAGCGGCGGTTCGGACGTTGCCATGACATGTGCGTGGCGGTGAGCGCCGTCATGTGCCGCTCGAGGATGTCGAACCAGGGCGTCTTGCTGTCGAGAAAATCGGCGACGAACTCAGCTAGCGCGGCGGGCAGCTTGCCGCGCATCTTCGCTGCCTGCGCCGCTTCAGCCACTTCGATCTTGGCCTGGGCCTCCATCTGCTTGGCTTCGCTCTCGCTGACGGGTGCGCCTTCATCGAGGACGTCGTCGCCCATGCCGCCTTGGCTATCCCCGCTACCTTCGCTATCACCACTGCCGCCACCTTCGGGCTGGTCGGGGAGCTCGTCGTAGATTGCCTCGCAGGTCTTGTCCTTCGAGCCTGGCATGTTCACCGTGCCCTCGATGGGCTGGCCGATCCCTGCGCTCGTCAAGGTATCGTTTATCCAAGCGTCACAGGCGACATTCCACTTCTTGTGTTTTCGGCTGCCAGCGCGGTTCATATGCTGACCCATGTAGTGCATTGTTTCGTGGCACAGCCCCCACACCAGCTGCGGCACCGTGAACTTCTCGATGGTGGTGGGGTTGTAGTAGATCGTGCCGCGCTTGTCGATCGCGAGGATCGGGATGTCTTGGCGCGCGACCATCGGGCGGCGCAGGAGAATCGACGCGAAGAACGGGTGGTCGAGGACCACGGCCGCCTTGGCCTTGTCCAACTTGGATACGGTTTTCATGGTTATTGAGTGAGTTGGTTGTTGGTGTTCTACTTGTCGTCGAACTTCGCAGCCACGCGCGCGGCGGTGATGAGGTCGGCTTCGACGATCTGGATTTTGGTATGCTCCCGATCGCCTACCACCGTCCACACGTAGCTGCCGTCGACGTACTTGTGCTGCAGCTGGAGCATGTGGGCCAGCAACTCCGTGGCCTTCGAGGCCGGCAGGAGGATGTGGCAGTCATACCCCGGCTGTATCGCGATCCAGTTCTCTTCACGCTTCGTTGTCATCTCACATACCCCCCATAAACGGTGCCAGCTTCGCCTGGAGCTCGGCCAGCTTCTTCGCTGCGGCCTCGCGCGTGGGCTGCGACTCGCGCACTGCATCCTTCGCGTCGTTGATCTTGGCGATCGCGCGGTTCAACTCTCCGATCACCGCCGTGATCTGGGGGTCGTCGTCGATGTTGAGTTTGCGGGCGATCTCGCACCCTTCGACCACGTTGGTGATCGCCGAGTCACGGAAGATACTCCCAGTTTCGCCAATGGGCAAGCGCAACTTACTAATCAAGTGGTCAACAGGTGCTAACATCCGCATGATGCAATCGCGGCGCGCGCCGGCGGCGATCTCCTTCATAGACGAAGCGAAGCCCGCCTTGTCCTCCTCCGACAGGTCGAAGAGGAAGTGGCTCTCGTCCGGCAGGGGGGAGAAGCGCAGGTCGAATCCCACGCGCTCCCTGAATTGCTCAGCGGTGGGGTAGTCCTCGACTGTTGCCCGGCCGCCACTGGATGACCGGCTGCGAAACGAGATGTCGGCCGCCACGTGCTGGTCCCAGCTGGCCAGCGTCTGCTCGATCATCCCTTCGAGGTGCGCGATGCGCTCCTTCATCGCCTTCGTGTACTCCATGTACATCCCGTTTGCGAGGATGCGCGGGCCGGCGTCCATGTACGGCAGCGTCATCTTCTTGTGTGCTGTGTACACCTCGCTCGCGGCCGTCAGAATTCGGTTCACCGGGTTCGCTTTGTCCCGGAACAGCTTGCGGTTGACCACCAGCGACGCGTCGTTCAGCTGGTTCTGCACGATCTCCTCGGCAGCCTGATCGCGCGATGACATGTGAGCGCGGCGCATCGTCAGCTTGACGAGCATCGCCTTCTCATTCAACTGCGTGGCCTTGATGCCGATGTTCGGGGGGAGAGTCATGTCCATTGCGTGCCTCAAGTTAGTTAGTGTTGTGGTGCTTACTGCGAGAGCTTCAGTGCGACTAGCGCAGCGGCGCGGCATGGATAGCGGTTATCGTCTGGGCCGCTGCCGCAGTACCATCCACCGCCGCGTTCGCGAAACACATGCGCACCAACTCCACTCATGGAGAAGCGCCAGCCATCTCCCTCATCCCACATGCGCGCCGACGTGCCTAGATGTTTCGGCCCGTAGTAGATCGAAGTGTAGAAGTCGTCGTTCTCCCACTCCTTGTCGATGATCTTCATCCCATCCTCGCTGCGATCACGGCAACCCGGCGGCTAGGGTAGCGGCCCGGTTGCAGATACCCACCCTTCTCGACCACCCAGCCGCCTCCCTTCATCCGGACGATATCGATGCCTTGGCTGTCTAGGCCCGCCTCGATATAGATCCACCGGCCATTTCTAGGGAAGAACGTGTAGTCCGTATCGCTGTAGTAGATGATCGGCAGATCGTTCAATATCGTGGGGTTCTGCTTCTCTAGGATCTTCATGCTGATAACATCCTCCGTGCTGCGAGCGCGGATGCCTTGGTAGGGAAGGGGCCCACGCGCTGCTCGGTCTTGTTGACCACGGCGCACCACCACTCTCCACCTGGTGCGAACCTGGCGAGCACCCAAGATGGACGCTCTGAAAAGTAGGCGTAGTCCGGCGGGTAGTACACCCGCCAGATACCGTCGATCTTCCCATCGGTGCGGACATACCAGCCAGTGGGCGTACCGTCCGCCTGCAGCCCGGTGTCGACGGTGAACATCGCCTTGCCGGTGAAGCCGAAATTTGTAGCCCACTTGCCGCGCGCCATATCAGACGAGGATGCTCGCGTTCTTTACTGCCCACTGCACGAACGCCTTCGTGGTCTTCACCTCGGGCTTGAGCTTCACGACGTCGTTCATCATAAGCACAGAGAAGTCAATCGGCATACGGTTCATGTATTCCGAGACGCGATCGATATTGTCCTTCGTCGTGCGCATCGAGATCGCACCAGCCATGGCGAAGAGGACTGCCACGTCTGTCGGGACTTCGGCGGTCGCAGGATTCATGAGCACGCTATCGATCGACGGCAGCTGGCTCGCGATTTTTCGAAAAGCCGTGTACTCGGCTGCCGCGCCCGCGCCGACTTCACCGGCTGCGTTATCCATGAAGAGCGCCGGCTCGAGATCTTCCGGGATCATGTTGACGCGCTCCCATGCGCGCGGCGTCGGGTTGCAGAAGCGGTTCGGGTCGAAGTCCGAGAGCAGGTTCGGCTTGAAGCGCAGGAACTGGATGAGCATGACGTCGATGCCCGCTCCGAGCGCCCAGTCGCACCAGTCGTCGAGGTTCTCGTCGAAGTCGAAGCGGCGCATGCGGTTGGCCAGCTTCGAGGTGATGCGGTTCGCGCCCGACTTGTCCTCGGTGCGGTTGCCCGTCGCGATGATGTAGGTATCCGGCGACAGCTGCAGGTCGTTGAGCTTACGGTCGTGGATCAGTCCGCACAGGCCGTTCTGCATCGGCACCGTGGCGTCGCTGAGTTCCTCAAGGATGAGGAGGTTGCGGCCTTCCTTCAGGCGGTACAGTTCCTTCGGCGGCACCCACTCGGTGAACTCGCCGGCGTTGCGCGGCGTGCCCAGCAGGTCGACCGGGTCGCGCAGCGACGCGTTGAACTCGATCACCTGGTCGAAGCCGAGGTCCCGGCCCACCTTGCGGGCCAGTTCCGTCTTGCCGCCGCCCGGCTTGCCGAGGATGAACGGGGCGATGCGGTTGGTGGTCTTGAACTGAGCCGTGATGGAGGTGTGGATGTCGGAGAATTTCATGTCTGATCCTTAAGTTAATCAGTGGTTGGTGGTTTGCTGCATGACATGTGTTACGTGTACTGCGTGTACCTGCTAACTACGTATCGGCGCGCAGATATTGGAAGAGGTTCTTGCCTTCCATGCGCGCGGCTACCTGCTGCGCGGTGACGTGGTCGCGAATCATCTCGACCATCGAGCGATAAGGTGTGTCGACGTTTGTCGCTCCCATGCGTTCCTTGATCCACGCGCGCCACTGCTCGCCGATCTCATTGGCAATGGTCCAGATCTCGAAGAAGTCTTCGTCCACCTCGAACTGGATATTCGCCTTACGGAGCTCGAGCACAACGAGGCCGAAGTTCTCGATGATGTCGCGCTGTTCCTCGGTGACGTCGATCATCACGTCTTCTCCATCCGTTTGGCGACGATGTACGCGGTGAGCCACTCGGGCACGGCCTCATAGAAGTCACCTTGAAAAGACCAGTCGTGGTCCTTGTGCTGCTCGTCGAACTCGGCCGCGCGCTGCTTGATCCACATGCTGAGCCCTTCGTAGCTGCCATCCTCGATCGCTTCGAGGTCATGCTCGGGATGCTCCCCGGCCCACAACGCTACCTCGATGATTGTCTCAACTTGGAACCAGCTGAAGTCTTTACTCACTCCATCCTCCTTGCCACTACGATCGCCAGCTGCTCTTCGATGTACTCGATCTGGTCAGCCGGGCAGTTGATGTGGTGCGCTTGGCTAAGCAGCGCCGCCCAGTAGGGCACACGGTCGAAAGTTTCGCCGGACATTCGCATGATCGTCCTGTCCAGCATGATCGCCTTCCAGCCGCGGCTCAGCGCCATCGGCGACAGGCCACGGGCTCTCAAAGATTGATCGCGCATGTTCATTGTTCAGGTGCCCCGCCTTCGACATACAGAAACCCTTGGTGCCGAACTCCACGTTCTTGCGCAACTCGCCGTCGTAGATGGCCCACTCTTTGCCCGCCCAGGGCGTCGGTGTGAATCGCACTGCTTCCCCCCATCGCGCGTTGAACTTCTTGTCTGCTTGGCGCCGCGTCGGCGTGCGCTGCCTGAGAAACGTCACTGCTCACCTCGTTCAAGTCTTCGGATAACTCTGTCGACGATGTTCTGTTTGACCTTGCGGTACAGCGCCATCCAACAACATGTGGAGATGATGGCGCCGAGCGCCGACATGGTCGTAGACACGACATCCCACGGTTTCACGAACAGCGAAACCCATAGCGCGAGCACCGCCACGCCATATAGGACCAACATCAGCTTCTCATCCTTGTGCATCGAGCTCCTCCAGATACCTAACCCACGCGGCCAGCCAGATCCGTGTGAGGATGTCACCTCTGCCTTCCAGCCGGCGCGCGACGTAGAACTGAACCCGCTCTGTCGCTTCGTCCCTCGTCGGCTTCGGGTTACGCGAGGTGATGTCGCAGTAGATCGCCTCGTTCCGAACTTCTAGTTCAGTCTCGCCCACTTCGTGCCTCCAGTAGCTTGGCGGTCCAGAGCGCGATGCCTTCCTCGCATTGCGCTCGGGTGAAGCCGCAGCTAAGCCTCGCGTCGATGCGCTTCAGGTGCATAAGCCACACACGGATAACGTATTCAGCGTGCTCCACCGTGCCGATGTTCATACGACCCCCTCACAATGTGTGTGCATCATACACACAACTTGCTAACTTAACCAGAGGTCGATGAGGACCATGATGTGGTGTAGATCCCACAGCGCGAAGAGAAACAGGGCCAGAAAGAATCCGGTGAACGCGGCGTACAGCACGTCCAGCTGCATGACATGTGATTTGCTCATCTCAACTCCATGAGTAGGGCGGTGAGGCGCGCGATCTCGCGCTTGATGAAGGCACGGCTGAATGGCATGTCGCCGCCATAGCCGTAGTGCGCGAGCTCGTGTTGCCAGAAACGGATTTTGTTCTGCAGGTTCATCCGCGCCATCTCGGTGGCTATGGCTACGTTGCTCACGCGTGCTCCTTCCTGATCCGGTCGAGGTAACTCTCCTCGACGCCCAGCTGCCGGCGCGCGGCCGCGAGGAACGCGTCGAGGATCTCATGGGAGCGGAACGACGTGGACGTCGTGCGCTGCGTGCTCCCGGCCAGGCGATACTCCAGCACCGGCTTACCTAACTTCTCGCCGATGGTGCGGGTGTCCAGCTTGCCCAGTGAGGCGAGGGCGGACAGCCGCGGGCCAACAGAGGCGGCGACGTCATCCGGGGCCTCGGCCCGCATCGCTACCTTCGTGGACGGTCCGTTGGTGCGCAGGTGTTCCAGTATCCACGTGGCTGCGCGGTCGACTTTAGGCATCACTGCGCTCCACGCCTTCTCGGATCTCCATGGCTTCGTCAAACGAAGATCCCTCGTCGATCACCAGGCTTACGCTGACATTGAGACGCTCGTGCAGGTCCCAGTGGTCATCGCCAGTATCGGTTTCATCAATGTCCCCAGTCTCCTCGCCAATACGCACGAAGCGGGTGTCAATCTCGTAGCTGTCGTTGTGCTCCTCGTGTGCGTCGGCGAAGTACCTGCGTAGCGCCTCGTGGTTCTGGACGTATGGATACGAGCCGTACCACTTCACATCCTGCATATGGAAAGCCACCGTCACCGTCGGTACAGTCACCTCATGACTCTCGCCATCCTCGTACACCCAGTGCTTGCTGGGCTGCTCGGTCACCACGCAATCCTTGAGCGCTTCCTGCAGGTGAGGCTCGGCCACCTTGATCTGAGCCAGCAGTCCCATCATCGTGTCCTTGGGCCCACGGATCATGTAGGCCACGTCGCTTCTGTATCCCATATCAACCTCCTCACAACTTGATAACTTAGGACAGTGCGACGCGGGCGGAGTTGAGCTTCACTTCCAGGTCATGGATGCGGTCTTCGAGCTCCTCGACATTCGCCTTGCTCAGATGGTTGATCACCGCGGCCTGCTCGGCTATCTTCTTGTCCTTTGCGATGAGGGTGTCGCGCATGCGGGCGATCACGTCATCCTTGGCTTCCAACGCATCCGACTGAGCGACGATGCGCTGCTGCATGCCGTGGCAGTCCGCGTCGTATCCCAGGATGCGGCCCTGCAGATCGCGCTTCTGCTCCTCGGATTCGGCCAGCTTGCTGCGCAACTCAGCGATCGTCGTGCCATCAAAGCGGTCGTGCAGGCTTTTGATGATCTTGCGCTGGCTGTCGATCGTGCTCAGGTGGGCGGCGATCGTCTCGCGCTGGTAGTGCGCCACGCGCTGCGTGTCTTCGAGCTCGGCGCGGAGCATGTCGGCTTCGGTGGGGGCGGGCTCAGTATGCTCAGCACATGGCGACGCGTATTGCGCGCGGTCGGAGCCGGTGTGGATGTAGATACGCTTGAACATGTTGGTTATCCGTTTACGGTTTACAGGTTGATGTGTGCGGCGCGTGACATGTGAATCACTGCGCCATGAGAGCCATCGTCGAGATGACGCCGCCCAGGTAGCACAGTGCACACAGGGCCGCGGTGAGCGCGGCGGTTTTGAGATCCATCTACTTCAACACTCCATGAGTTGCGCGGTACACAGGGCGATGCGCGTCTCCCAAAACTCCACGTTCAGCGTGGATGTGGTGTGCTTCGCCTCTTCGAGTTCGATGTATGCCTCGGCCAGCATGCGCTTGTAGATCGAACGCGATACGTCGCTGGTCGCCCACGCAGGGCGGTGTGTGATGGTCGCCATGTGTCTACTCCTCGAAACGCATGTTCGCAGTGGCGGCGTACAACTTGTACACACCAGCCACGGCTTTCTTGTGGGCCTTGCGCGTCGCCTTGTCGTGCGCCGGGTGCGTCTCGATCAACTCCAGGATCTCGAGCACGTAGTACGCACGGTCCATCAGTTCGTGCTTGGCGAACTCATCCACCTTCGGCTTCTTGTTAGCCATGTGGCTACGCTCCCTTCGTGTCTTGCATTGCTCGGTCGATGGCGGCTGGCGGCTTCGGCAACGGCATCCAGTGCGTAACCTCATCCTTTTCGAACCAGCCAGCCGATTTGTGACTACCTGCTGTAAATGCTTGATTCTCGGCATCCCACTGCGCAGGCCATACCTTGAGTATGGTGTTGTCAGGGTCATAAACTACGACCGTCTGACCGTCTTCTGGCAACCGCTCGCTCACGCTGATCCACTGGCTTGCATCATCCGGCGTGGAGTGGGTGAACAAAGCGCGCTTCCCGCCGTAGTTGCCGAGTTCATTGAACTCTTTTTCTCTTATGTCGATCCACCCGTAACCAGATTGAATCTGATAGATCGGCTTCCTCTCCGCCAATACGCGCTCAAGCTCCTTGATCCGGTCGGATTGCTCCTTGAGCGTGTCTTGCCATTCTTCGGCGTATGCCTTGCACCATTCCTCGTCAGCCTTATTCGAACTCTCCGCCAATACGCGGGATTCGAGGGCATCCCATTCAAAAGCGGCCCACTCTTCGGCCATTGCGTCCGGCATGTAGCCCTTGCTTTCGGCTCGGTCGAGAGCGCCCATCAACCCATCGAACTTATCCTTATCGACTTTGATAATCAGATCAGTCATTTGCTCGCTCCCTTGGCAGCGTCAATAGCGGCGTCTAGTTCTTCCGGGGACTCGTACAGATCGAAATGCGCGTTTTTCACAACTGCAAAACAGAAATCGTCGTCGTCCTGTACGCGCAGCCACCGATACCGTTCCGCATCAATCCTGTCTTGCTCTGCGGACTGGGCGAGAGGGGCGGCATACAGCAACGCTCCGTTTTTAAGAGACGTGTCCCGAATCTTTATGTCCCACGCAGTGCGGCCGGTGAACGTCTCGTATCGAACAATCTCCGCCACCGCCTCTTGCTTGTCGCTCGGATTGGCGAGAGGGGCGGCGTAGAGCGGCGTCCATGCGCCGGACTTGCGCCGCGTATCACACATGCGCTCATCGGTATCCATGATCGGACCTTCAAACCCGCCATCGCTTCGGTATCGAACCCATGCAGTAGGCTTCCTCTCCGCCAATACGCGGGATTCGTAAAACTCGATCAGCGGTTTCACGGCGCTCAGCAACTGGTCGTCGCCGTGAGTCCTGAGATTCAGGATTGCCAGATCGAGCGCTGCTTTCTGTTCATCGGTCATTTGCTCGCTCCGCGCTTCGCTACCTCGCGCTGGTGCGCGCCAATTCGTACTGCTGCCTCGCCACCCATGCTGTCGAGGAACTCGATCACGCAGCGGCGTTGGAGCTCGTGGATGGTAACGCCAACACCCTCGGCTGCGAGCTCCAGACGCTTCTTGAGCGTGCGCTGGTATGAGGACGTGATCGTCTCATAGTCCGACCCGGCTGCCTCGTGTTTGCGTGGAGCAGGGGGATCGAACCACTCGATGAGCAGGCGCTTGAACTCAGCCGACTTGGAGCCATGCGGATTCGCCAGCTTCCAGTCCGCCATGTACGTGGCGACATCCTTGCCCATGCGGGAAACAAACTCCGCATCGATGGCTGGGTTAATGTTCGGTGCGCCGAGCTTCGCCTTGATGTCTAGCACCCACTCGCGGGGGATGAAGAAGTTGTGGACGTTCTTGTTGACTATGCGGGCCATTTTGTTCTCCATACTTCGATGACGTGTGGCGCGACGTGGTTACAGCAGTTCGCGGTGTGCGAGATATGCCAGCGCTCTCGCTCATGAAGGAAATCAGGAAGCTCGACCACTTCGAGTATCTGGAACACGAACACACGCATACCGTGCTCTGCATAGGCAGCGCTCATAGCAGCATTCAGGTGTTGGCCGCGACGCAAACGTGACATGTGCTCGCGCCACCGCTTCCAGATATTCGACGCTGCGCCGATGTACACCATGCCGCAGAAAGTGATCGAGTAGATACCTGGGAACTTGCGCCGGTGAGATGGGTGAGGCTTCTTGCGTAGGCTGTCGTCGATGCGCTCCTCGCGTAGGTCCTCCGCGCGCTGCGCTTTCCTCGCCTGCATCTCATCCCTGAAGGGCTGTGGGTATTTTGGTCTTCGCATGAGTTATTTAACGATGCGCAACTTGCCGCTTGGAAGCACCATGTAACGAACGCCATTGCGCCACACCACGGGCGCTACGTTCTTCGGGCCGATGGTGCGCTCGATCGAACGGGCATTGTCAGGTGCGCCCATACAGGCCACGCCACCGCTCCAAGATTTAACTTGCATGATTCTATATCCTCGTACGGAACCTGTACATTCAGATGTTGGTTTCTGCTAACACCTGCACGCAAGATTTCATAGTGGGCGAGATGTTAGCAGGAATCTAGTACAGAAAACAGGAATATGTGGGCATATCAAAAGGATGGACCTACCCTCTACGTGAGTTACGTGCACCTCGTGCTCCGAAAAAATATCGAAGCCACGCGGCCGCCTCGCACACGTAGATCCCTTTTTTTTATATATCTAATAACCTACTAGTTGATATATAAAAGAACGAGACCCTTGGCTGGCTTGGCTGAATGAATCGCACTTGGCATTCAATATGTAGCGAGCAAAAACCAGAAACACTACAAGTATCCAGAAAACAGCGAGAGGGTAGGGAGACAAGCTCCCTACCACCTGCTAACTTGGATTACGCCGCCTGACGCGGCTTCTCCAGTTGCGGCTCTTCGAGCTCCGCCTTGTACTTCAGCACCGCATCGGCGAGATAGTCGCGCAGCTTGTCGTGCTTCACCGGCTTCGTGGCTCCGTCCTTCTGAGCGGTGGCGACCTTCTTGGAAATCGAAGCGAGCAACTTCTCGATGGATTCGAGGACGTCAACTTCCGATTCGATCTTCTCCGCCTTCGCCTCAAGCCACGAGATGGTGAGCAACTTGGTGCAGTAGCCGTCGACGGTCGTGCCTTCCTTCGTGAGACGCTCCTCCCAACCTTCGCGGTTATGCAGACCAAACGCGTTCTTCTTGGTGTCAAACGCGAAGGGGCCATTGACCTCGAACCACGTGACGATCGACTGGCGACGCATACCCTTCGTCATCGCCTCGAACAGCTGAGTCGCCGGGCGCACGTCACCATGCAGGAAAGCGTGAGCCACGCACTGCACGGCAGCTTGTTGGACCTTGCCGTTGAGCGATTCAGCCGCCTTGCCGATCGAGCCGATCAGCGCGCTCAGTGCCTTACCTTCCATCGCTGCGAATGCCATTTGCTTTGCCATGATGCAAACTCCTGAGTTATTGAGTTAAGAACAAGCTGACTATTGGTAGGCGACATAAGGCACCAACCACGGTGCCAGTGCGTTAGAGCCTTGAGACTTCGACAGGACCGCAATACAGCACGCGAACCGAACGGTGTCGATAGTGGTAGGTCATAACGCGGAATTGATCCATCGGCATAGCTAACTCCCTTGTTGGTTGGTAGCTTATGTCGCCTAGTCAACTTGCAGCTAACTCAGTTAGCTTGCGCCCCGAAGTGACCATTTCTGCGTCTCCGGGGCGCTTCGGGACATTGTGTCCCCGGGGCCACGATCCGATTCGCACAGCCCCGTTAGCAGGTCAGCGAGGAAGTCAGTGAGTTTCGCCTGCCCGGGTCGCCGCCGGAGTTGACGCGCCAAGTTGGCTAACGCTCTCCGGGTTAATCCCGCCACCGACCTACACGGCCGGCTATCCATCCCGTTTTGCACGTCCACGTCATAGCGTGGCCAGTGTCGGGTCCGATCGGCTTTCCGGGTCTAGTCCACTTTGGGCGTGCGCCCACCATGGTAGATACGTTCCACCGCCCCTCTTGCTACCTTCGCGGCTTCGGGAGTTGCCGCTTGCTGCTACCTGCTAACACGGTGTGGGCTTTAGCTCCCTGCTCACCGTGTGTACTGCTGCCCTACATACATGGTTTCCGCTTTAACCCTGCCCCTTACACCCCCCGCCACCCACCCCCTAGCTGGACCCAGTGCCCTTGGGGGGGCCACCCCCTTTACGTATCCCGTAGAGAGCAAGGCCCATTTTGTCGGTTATACACACTTTCTACTCATAAGGTATTCACAAACGACGCCGGTCTAGCTAACATGGGTTCTGGAAAGGCGTTACTGACGATGCGCGCTGCGGGCTGCTAACCCGTGGCACTTCATGCGGCTGTAAGCGGGCTCGGCAGCTTAATCGTCGGGACGAGCCCAAATCCGCCTGGCCCCACGTAACGGGGCCACCCAGACACAAGGAACACATGATCCGCAACGAGCCGATGCAACGCTGCAACTACTTCCTCCCGAAGCCGTTGGTGGAGGCCATCAAGAAGCACGCAGCCACGAAGGGCACGCCGGTAGCCGAGCATGTCCGCCGCGCACTGCAGGAATACCTGGAGCGTCAATGAAGACTCTGATCATCCTCGCAGCACTAGCCGCAGGCACCGCGCACGCCTCGAGCTCCGACCTTGTCGACACGGCGAAGCACGACCTGCCGACGCACCAGCTGCAGTGGTCCGACTCGCTCGACGTGGTTGAGGATCGTGAGCACGGTGTCGTCTGTTACGTGGCGCGTGCCAGCGATTCGCACGCCATGCAGATGCAGTGTTTGAGGACGGCCAAATGACCCCAGAGCAGACCGACCGCATCGAGGAGTTCCTCGGCGATCTCGAGGATGACGACATCCTCTACACGGCGGTGTTTTACGTCACCGAGGACGACGCGGGCCTTAAGGGGTTCGGTGGCTTCGCGGACGAGGAGCAGCGCAAGGCATGCGCCGAATCACTCCGCCTACTCGCCGACCAGCTGGAAAACCGAGTCGGCTCATCCAACGGACACACCCTCCAATGACCTCCACCCACCGCGCACGCAACACCCTCGAGATCACCGCCCACAAGGTCGTGGACCTCGGCAAGCTGGCCAACCCCGAGGAGCGCCACGCTACCCTCGATAACGGGTTCGACGCGCTCGTCCCCGCCAGCACGAAGCTGGGCGACTACGTCCTTGACGGCACGGCCGTGGTGGATGGCTCCGTGTTCGAGGCAGCCTACGAGCTCATTGCACCGGATCTGTTCTCGGCATGAGCGAAGGCAAGATCACCCTCTTCGACCCCCTCGCGCAGACGGACCTGAACTTCCCGCCCGAGATGGTGATGTCAATCGCCCAAGGTCTCGAAGACCCCGCGGAGATCGCGTCACGCTTCGGATGGGATGGCCCGCGCTGGGATCGCCTCGTCGCCTCCCCGAGCTTCCAGAAGGCCGTGGAGAGCAAGCGCAAGGAGCTCGAGGCCGAAGGGTGGGTGGTGGTCGCCAAGGCCCGCCTGGGCGCCGAGATGATCCAGGACGAGCTCATCCGCATCGGCGCGAGCTCTGACACCTCGGCCGCGCAGAAGCTGGCCATCTACGAGGCGCTGGTAAAGACCGGCGACCTGCTACCGAAGAACAAGGTGGGCACAGGTGGCGACACCGGCCCGAGATTCAGCATCAACATCAACCTGGACCGCGCGGCCGCTGAAGCTGCTGTGAAGCGCGTCGAGATCGTGGAGAACAAGGAATGATCGACTGGAACCTGATTGGCGTGATCTTCGCGTGGGTCGCTGGCGTTTTTGGTGTGCTCGCCTGCGTGGCCGGCATCGCGCTCTCGCTGATGTTCGGCTGGCTCGAGAAGCTCGACGCACGTGAGCGCAACGAAGACGACGCGTGGTGGGACGAGAGCATCGGATGAGCAACAGCCTAACTTACACACCACCTCCCAGCTTGCTCGATTACTTCACGTCGGACAAGTTCATCAACCTCGTCATGGGACCGGTCGGTTCGACCAAGACCACGGCGATGATCTTGAAGATCGCCCATGAAGCAGCTCGAATTGCCCCTTGTCGGGACGGGATACGCCGCAGCCGCGCTATCTGGGTTCGACAGTCTCGTGAGCAGCTGCGCGACACGTCCATCCCCGACTTCCTACGCTGGTATCCCGATGGCCTGGCCGGGACGTTCGAAAAAACGAACTACAAGTACACCCTCAAGTTTGGCGACGTGGAGTGCGAAGTACTCTTCCGAGGACTCGACGACGCCGCCGACGTTCGGCGCCTACTGTCTCTCCAGGCTACGTTCGGCATCGCCGATGAATTCCGCGAACTTAACCCCGACGTTTTCATGGCCCTCCAGGGACGTCTCGGCCGCTACCCGTCGAAGGCTGACAATGGAGTAGGGTGCAAGGACGACTACGGCAACCAGATCGACAAGTTCTGGGGCGCGTCGAACCCGCCCGACTTCGACACGTGGTGGGAGGAGTACCTCACGAGCCCGCCGGCCAATGCCGCATGCTTCTTCCAACCGAGTGGTGTGTCGCCGGAAGCGGACTGGCTGCAGTACCTGAAGGACGGGTACTACGAGAACCTGATGGAGGGCAAGCCGCAGAACTGGATCGACATCTACGTTCACGGCAAGTTCGGCGCGTCGCTCTCAGGCAAGCCCGTGTTCCCCGCGTTCGACCGCAGCATCCACATCGCCAAGAGCCCGCTCACGCCGATCCGCATGAGCACGTACCCGCTCATCATTGGTCACGACTTCGGGTTAACCCCTAGTTGCACGATCAACCAGGTCGACCCGCGCGGGCGGCTGAACACGTTCGCCGAGCTCACGTCGGAAGGCATGGGCGAACTGCGCTTCATCCGCGAGAAGCTCAAGCCTCTCTTAACCACCCAACGTTTTGCTGGCTTGAATGTGCTGGTGGTCGGCGACCCGGCGGGCACGCAGCGCGCGCAGACGGACGAGAAGTCGGTGTTCGACATCCTGCGCAATGAAGGCTTCCGGGTGATCTCTGCGAAGACGAACTCGATCGCCGCGCGGATCTCAGGCGTAGACTCGTGGCTCACGCGCACCATCGACGGCGGCCCGGCGCACCTGATCGACGGCACCAACTGCCCAACCCTCATCCGCGGCCTCGCGGGTGGGTATCGGTACAAGATCCGGCAGAACGGGGAGAGCGACGATAAGCCGGAGAAGAACAGCTACTCGCACTTGCTCGACGGGCACCAGTACGCCTGTCTGCATGCGGGCGGCCACCTGCTCGGCGGGTCGGTTCGAACGCAGGCGAGACCAGTCGAAAAGGTCCGGTACACGTGGGCTTGACGTTATCAAGTTAGCACGTTGTGTGGTATATGTTGACAGATACAATCGTTAACCACGTCAATGGCCCAAGCCCTCAACATCACCGGTTCCCAACCGATGTCCACGGTCGTCGGGCCGGGCGTCCAGATCAAGAACAACGCGCAACTGCTCGCTGAAGAGAAAGCGGCTGCGCAGTTGGCCAATAACGACGGCGTGGTGCAAGGCTTCGCCGCCCTGATCCGACGCATGTGGACCACCGCGCGCCAGGCCAAGGAGATGACCGCCGAGCAGAAAATGCTCAAGTCGATCCGCCAGCGCCGCGGTGAGTACGACCCGGATAAACTCACGGTCCTCGCCGAGCAGAACTCGACAGTCATCTATATGCAGCTGACGTCGAACAAGTGCCGTGCGGCCGCCAGCTGGATTCGCGACGTGCTGGTCACCTCGACCGAGGACAAGCCGTGGACGATCGAGCCGTCGCCCGTCGCTGACATGCCGCCGAACCTGATCCAGGAGATCATGGAGATCGCGCAGCAGCAAATCGCACAGATGACCCAGGCGGGCCAGGCTCCGACCGACATGGAAGTGCGCTCGATGCTGTTGGCCCTGAAGGAAATGGGCCTCTCGCAGATCCAGGACCTCGCGCGCCAGCAGTCCGACCTGATGAGCAACAAGATGCAGGAGCAGCTGCTCGAAGGGGGCTGGATTCGTGCGTTCTCCCAGTTCATCGACGATGTCACCACGTTCCCCGCCGCGTTCCTGAAGGGCCCGGTGGTGCGCAACCGCAACAAGCTCAAGTGGCTCCCGGATGGGCAGGGTGGCTTCACGCCCGACATCGCGCAGGAGCTCACGCTCGAGTGGGAGCGCGTGGACCCGTTTCACATCTACCCCGCGCCCGACGCCTCCGAGATCGACGACGGCTGGCTCATCGAGCGCCACAAGCTCGCGCGCGGCGACCTGCAGGCACTCATCGGCGTCGAGGGGTATTCGGACAAGGCGATCCACGCGGTGCTCGACGACTACGGCCGCGGCGGACTGCGCGAGTGGATCAACGTCGACACGGCGCAGGCGACTGCAGAGGGCAAGGCCACCATCGGCGTCGCTACGAACCCGTCCGAGCTCATCGATGCGCTCCAGTTCTGGGGTAGCGTGCAGGGCAAGATCCTCCTCGAGTGGGGTATGGACGAGACCGAGATCGACGATCCGCTCGCCGAGTACCCGGTCGAAGCGTGGCTCATCGGCACGTGGGTCATCAAGGCGGTGATCAACCCGGACCCGCTCGGACGCAAGCCGTACTACAAGGCGAGTTACGAAGAGATCCCCGGTGCGTTCTGGGGCAACTCGGTGGCCGACCTCTGCCGCGACACGCAGGACATCTGCAACGCCGCGGCCCGCGCGCTCGTGAACAACATGGGCCTCGCATCCGGACCGCAGGTGGTCTACAACGTCGACCGGCTCCCGGAAGGCGAGAAGATCACGCAGCTGTACCCCTGGAAAGTGTGGCAAGTCACGTCCGACCCGCAGATGGGCAGCCAGCCGGCGATGCAGTTCGAGCAGCCGCAGTCGATCGCCGGCGAGCTCCTGCAGATCTACGAGAAGTTCTCGACGCTCGCCGACGAGTACACCGGCATCCCCCGCTATATGGCGGGGGACTCGCCCTCGGGCGGCGCCGGGCGCACCGCGTCGGGCATGAGCATGCTGATGGGCAATGCAGGCAAGTCGATCAAGCAGGTCATTGGCAATATCGACGACAGGGTCATCGAGCAGGCCGTGAACCGCCTGTATTACTACAACATGCGCTATGGTGACGACAAGGACCTGAAGGGCGATGTGAAGATCGTCGCCAAGGGTGCGTCGGCCATTATCCAGCGCGAGACCGCGCAGGCCCGCCAGGCGCAGTTCCTCCAGACTGCATTGGGCAACCAGCAGGTCGCTGGCGTGATCGGGCAAGAGGGCATCGCCTCGCTGCTCCGGGAAGTCGCCAAGACGCTCGAGCTCAATACCGACGACATCGTCCCGCCGATCCCTATCCTCAAGCAGCGCTGGGCGGCGCAGCAGCGCGCGGCCGCTATGCAGCAGCAGCAAGCCATGGCGCAGCAGAAGCAGATGCAGGCGCAGGAGTTCGCGCAGCAGATGATGCTCAAGCACGGCCAGTTCGCGCCGACCGAGCCGCTGCAGAATCAGGCGCAGGATGCGCTTGCCACCGCACCTCTTCTGGGTATGGGCGCTCCGCCGCCGATGGCGCCGCAAGGCTCGCCGGCTGGTATGCCGCAAGGCGCGGCGCTCCCCGGCGGGCAGCCCGTCACCAACAACCTTCCGAGCAACGGACAATGAACGGCAAAGCGATAGCCAACTTGAAGAAATCCACCGAGACCTTGCAGGCGCTTGGCTTCGATGCTCACCAGATCGAGCGCATCTCGAACCTGCTGCACACGGAAGTGCCCTATGGCGTGCGCGTGACGTCGCCGCTCGTGGAGATAGGTTATCAGGGCAAGCTGTACGCCGATGGCCATCTTATTGAGTAGAACCTGTTAACAAGTAGCGCGCAGTTTGTTAGCATGTGATCCATATAGGTTAAAGGAGCCGATGATGGCGAAAGAGAAGTCCGGCAGCGGCTCCATGGGCGCGCTGCAACAAGGCCGCAAGGGCGAGATGGGCCAGGTCACCGCAGGTGGCGGCTCAGCTGGCAACGGCAAGGTCAACGACGACGGCAACAGCATCTCGTCGAAGTGGCACGAGCGCCCGGTCGGCAAGGTCATGGGTGACGAGTTCAGCACGATCGTCAACAAGGGCGACGGCCTCTGCAAATGAAGCAGTGCCGCGATATAGGAGCCCTGCGCGCATTCGCGAGGCTCCGGGCCGCCGAGTTCAACAACCTGACGACATACCTACGGGAGTCGCGGGATGAAGAGCTCGAGAGCTTGAAGCGCGCACGCAATCTGGATGACATGGCTCGCTCACAGTCGGCGATCGATGTCATCGAACAGGTTTTGAAGTACGTCGCTGAGGGCGAAACCCTGGCGACGAAGTATCAGAAATAAGCGCACGGCCGACCTCCACGGGGCCAAGCGAATTCAACCATTTGTCCGCTGACCGTAGAGCCGGAGCGGGGGAGAAGTAGACATGGGATTGCCACGCGCAGTTCAGGAAGCAGCAGACGCAGCAGACGCCTTGGCGGCACAGATGGTCGGCGACCCGAGCGGTAACTCGGAGCCTACACCCAACGAACCCCAGGAGCCTGCCCCGCAGACGCCCCCGGAACAGCAGCCGGTAACCCCGGCGCCGGAGCATAAGCCGGTCGATTGGGAGCACAAGTACAGCACGCTGAAGGGCATGTTCGACGCGGAAGTACCGCGCCTGAACGCGCAGAACCGAGAGCTTCGAGAGTCGCTCACGGCCATGCAGAACCAGATCGCGCAGCTGCAAGCCCCCAAGGAACCGCCCAAGGCCCCGACGCAATTGATCACTGACCAGGACCGCGAGTCATTTGGACCGGACCTCGTCAACCTCATCGAACGCGGCGTGCAGCAGGCGACAAGCCCCCTGCAGTCCGAGAACGAGCGGTTGCGAGCCGAACTGGCCCAGGTGAAAGCGAACGTCGGCAGTGTGGCGCAACAGACCGCGGAGCAGGCCGAAGCTGCCTTCTACGCTGATCTGGGGCGCGCAGTACCGAGCCTCGTGCAGACGAACCAGGACCCTGAGTTCATCGCATGGCTGAGTGAGGTGGACCCGATCTACGGCTTGCCGCGCAAGGTTGCGCTGGATAACGCCGCGGATCGCCGGGATGTCGCGCGCACCGCGAACATCTTCAACGCCTACCTCGCCACGAAGGCGCCGGTGCAGCAGGCCACACCGCCGAAGAACGATCTCGCGCGACAGGTCGCCCCCGCCCGCACGCGTCAGAGTGCGCCGCCGGAGACCAAGCAGACGCTGATCTGGGACACCGCGTCCATCAATCAGTTCTACGAGGACCTCCGCCGCGGCAACATTCCGACCGACGAGGCGGCTCGCTTGGAAGCAGATCTCCAGGCAGCCGTAGCTGAAGGCCGAGTGCGTTAGCACGTTAGCCTGGTTCGGTTGCCTGGTTCACCCCATCTTTTTAGGAGAGCATCACCATGGCAACCGTAACCCCGGGCGCAGTCTATCCGATCAACGCTGGCGGCTTCAACAGCCCGGCCGGTCAAGTCGCCTACGGCG